GGATTCTTGTACTTGTAAGTATCACCATTATAACTTCTTGCCACAAAATAACTAACATTTCCGTCATCATTAAAAGAAGGCACCACAATTCTGTTGCGATATTCTCCGCTGAAACAATAGCCGATCTTCCATTTTAATATCTGTTCGTCTGTGACGCCACGCGATTTCAAATAGTTGCGTGCATATAAACCAGTCCTAGGTATATTGTCGTGACATAGACTTATGAACTCTGGCGGGAGTTCCAGGATCTGATCGTGTCTCTCCACGCTTCTCTCAGCAAAGAGATCATCAAATCTTTCCAGATCTTGCCTGCCGAATGTTTGGTCCCATTTCTGTAGTTGAGTATAGGAACCAAAAGACCTAATAAGACGCCTAATAGAGCGGCCCCTATAATCACAAATCCAACACTTAAATACATTTTTAGACACGTTAACAGAAAGCTTAGATTTGTGGTGATTACATTTCGGGCATTTGAAAAGAATTTCCGAACCATGATCTCGACCTCTTCCTAAAGCTTCATTTAGTATCTTCTTCGCTGCTGCTTTGTTCAATCGCCCACCCCGCTTTTGCTATAACAATTGCATCTGCACGGTCATACGATTCAGGTTTTGGATTTCCGTGCTTTGTGTATTCTATCTTGAAAGCAGGCTCGTTGTCAAGCAAATATTGTAAAACAACTTGTTTTGCTTTTTGTCCTCTCGGAACTTTAATACCGGCGTGCTTGCGCGCTGACGTAGAGCCGATAAACTTGGGCTCCATGCTGAACATCTCATATACAAGCCATGACACGATGCCATTGAATCTTGTAAGAGTTGAAAGAGTTTTCGCAGATGATTTGCCGCCCATAAACATATGAAGGGATTGTTCGATATAAATGTGTGAAATTGGATGATCTGATTCTGCTTCCATCCAATGATCATCTTCGCGAGAAAATTGATAATTATCAAAAAGATTAAAGATTGCTTCTTTTATTCTTTCTGCTTTCTCAAATAAGTTTTTGTATTTTCTTAGGTCGACCGAATCATAAAAAACAATCTCGCCTTCTGCTACGATGGCAAAACCAGTTATGCTCGTCGAAACGTCTATTCCAAGTATCATTTTAATATTATACTATATATCAAGCTTTAATTTAAACGTATAATCTTGGTCTTCTTTTTTTAGAACAGGATTTGATAATGTTGCAATACCAATTAAATTTTTACTCTCGTCGTAAATTGCAACCCTGGAGATATAAACCTGTCTTTCGAACGAGGCAGAATGACCTGTGAAGCTTGAAGACGCAACATTTGCTAATAGTTGATCAGGATTTTCTTCATAAATATTTGAAGATGTTAGCTTTAATTTTTGTTGTCCATATAGCAAGAATGTTGGATTATTGGAATAATTAACTTCACCCTTTCTAGCATGGGTAAACATAGTCATAACTTGTGTCTTATTCACCCCTTCAAATGAAAGATTGAAAGAGCAAGAAACAAAATTTGCGCCAGCAGTGCCAGTATTGACACCATCACCAGCACCGGCTCCAAAGTAAACCCATTTTGGGCTATCTGATGAGCTTGGATTTGTCATTGGAATTTCATGATCCGGCATCAGCTCCCATGAACCTGTTAAAAGCACAAATCCTTCATCGTACATAACAACTCCGGCAACTTTATCATTATGAGATTCAGCATGTAGGCCGCCAGAAACTTGAATTAATTCTCCATTATGCTTTATATCTCTCAATTCTCCACACAAAGAGCCAGTATAATACCACTTTAATGAAACGCTGCCTGGCTTAATCTTAGATCCAAAAAATATAGACGGAATTGAAATTAAATTAATTGTTTGATAATCTTTAATCCATTCGTATGAATCTTCATGAGCGTCTAAATTTCCAGTAACTCTGAAGTGTGGACTCTGAGCGCCATAAAAATCTAATCTATTTCTTAAAGCCCAATAGTGAGGATATTGTGGTATAAGTCTAGCAGATTCACCGATTCTAGGATCTGTAAACTTATCTGATTCAGGGGCGCCAGGAGAATAATAATAATCAATTTTTTGAGTATCTTCATTATCAGAATCGTATACGGCCATTTTATGGCCTGCAACATCCAAATACTTTCTGCTTATAGATGCGGTCATTGGATACTGACCATAAAGAACATCACCAACTGAAGCTGTAGTCCATTCGTTCAATCCTCCTGATGAGGTTACAGAACGAAAGCTTGAGCCGGCACTATCTTTACTGATAAAAGGTCTAATGAATTCATTAAACGAGTGAGCTTTACCATTTGTACTAGAACCTGATGCCTGTCTGTCAATGTTATATTCGTATAGACTAAGGTGCCCAGGTGTAGTCACCACATTTGCACTAAATGCTCCTGATTGTTCAGGCTTGCTATTATAATAAACCTTGCTATCAAAAATGAAAAACTCACAACGAGGGTGAGTCTTCATTGTATTCAAAACAATATCTTGTGGTCTGAATTTTTTCGTTGCCATTTTAGTAGTCTAGTCTAACACGTAAAGTAATCTCATTTGTAGGAGTTTTCTTTAGCGGCTCTGATAATTTAGCTGTTGCTAATAATTCATTGCTAGAATTATATAGTCCAATAGTTGTAATATAGGACACAGGCTCATCAGAAGCGATTGACTTGACTCTAATCTGACTGGATGACAGGTAGGTTGGGTTTGAGCTATAGTTATATTTGTTGTGTGGTACTCTGCAGAAATAAATTGTAGAATTAATTTCCGTAGAATTGTTAAATGATACGTTATAAATTCTGTGTCTTAACGCATCGCAAGATGCAGAAATAACAGATCCAGTAAACGCACCAGAAACACTTCTTACATGTGGCTCACCATCTTGCGGAGAGCCACTAAGAAAATAATGGCCATGAGTACCAGCCGGCGAAATACCAGGATGATTGTTAGTCTCTGCTGCCATGTCATCAAAAATAGACGAAGTAAGAACAACAACGCCTGCTTGATAGAAAATTACACCCAATGCTCTTGATGTAAGACTTGCAGTAGTATCATAAAGAAGCCCATAATCACCACCAACAACATTAGTAGTTCCCTCGCCATTTACAGAAGCGGAAAGATCTTGAAGTGTTAGCATAGCTGATGGCGCATTGGCTGACCCGGTTGGCCATGGTTGGCCCCATGAGCCGGTTCCAATCTTTATGGAAAATGAACCTTTCTTAATTTGATCTTTAACAAGAAGTCTAGAAAAGCTAAGGAAAAAGCATGAGGTCATTGAACCTGTCTGGTCCAATGTCAAGTCGCTTTCAAACAATCTTACGGTATTATCTGAACCAGTGTATCCCAACAATAGTTGTGAAAATTGATTATAAAGATTAATCTTTTTACTATTTTGTGTAGCAGCAGAACTAGAGAATGCTGAACTTTCGTCGTATCCCATTGTGATATCAAAAATATGGTTAGACGACGAGCTTAAATAAGGATAATCGTAAACAGACTGAAACATACCATGGGTATAATTCTTAATGTTTTCGTTATTATATGTCGCCAAGGCTCCATCACCGGCACCACCGCTAATAATAGCGCCAGTTATAGGAATCACCTCGTGAAGAAGAGTCCTTGTGGTCGTCACATCTGTAGTTGTATCTAATGATTCATAATTAATTACTGGCATTTATATCTCCAATCATGTGCCTGCGTATCTGATAATTCTAACTGGCAATTGCATTCTTGCTGACGAAACTGATCCTTGCACATATATTGTTGTGTCAACATAATCATATTTTTCACTTCCGCCAAATATGGTTTGATTAATAGAGCCATATTTATCAAATTTTACAGATCGTGCCGCAGTAGAACGTGATGTTAATTCATTGTCCACAACAATATTAAGAGCAGTTACTGAACCTCTGGGGCCTGCTATAGATGAAATGGTTGTAGGGTCAACTAAATCATTATAAGTAACTTCATTATTGATTCCTATTCCTGTGAACGTATTATAATTGTCTAGTATAGGTGTAGATGAATTGGCAGTGCTGTTTCTAAGCGGTGTCATGTTAATCGCAGCAGTTCCGTCTGTATTATTTCTAAAGTATGCAGCTCGACCGGGAGTCAATAGACCAGCGACGAATCTACCATCAGCATAAATTGTGTAAGAACTATCTAGTAAATTTGTGTTAAGAATGTAACTTGAACGATTTGTAGAATCGCTTGTTAATTTAGATGTATCAAGGCCAGACTCTACAAAGATAGCCATATCTGAAACTTGTGAAGATTCTAAAACATAATTTGAGCTACTAAATGCGGTTCGTAATTTTCCAGCCGTTTCTGAATTTGTAGCAACATAATAAACACTTGATGTAGTTTGCGCTGCAGATGTTACTAATTCGTTAGCCTTGAGGACTGGCAGATAAAGCAAGTCAGTTCTTGTGTGAGAAGTCAAGCCATAATTAATATTTGCATTAGTTTGAGTGAATGCTTCCAAGATTGGGGTTTGCATTATTTCTAAGTCAAAATAAGCCGAACCACTTGGGTGGTCTCGGTTAAAAAGTGTATAGTTGATTTCGTCATCGCCAAGTGCAAACTTAGTTATTTTAAAATTTCCTTGAGCGAGCCTTTTTCTACCAATGTCTGTAAGTACGGCGTCTAATATAATGTCGCCAGAGTTATCTAAAAAAGCCATTTAATTATTCTCTCTCCTATAAATAGTTGCTAATTTTGGTTTATCCGTTCTCTAAATTATAAGTAATATTTAAATCAATTTTTTTACCAGTTTTCTTTGATTTGAGTCTGATTTTGAAATTTTTTCCCCAAATTAACTCATCTGCATCTGTGTTTCCTAAAGTCACATTTTCAAATTGTGTGTTTGATTCTTGTGTATAATCGACATTTGATAAATTAAGAGCAGCTTGTATACCAGCCGGTCTGACATGCAGAACACTTTTAAATGTTTTTGTTGGATTTGTGTAGCTTGTAACATTTAGTTCATTTTCAGTATAAACTTTTGTTAATAAATAATTATAGCCTCCATCATCTATTAATTCAATTTCATAAACTTCAGTTAGTGGACCTCTTACTTCAAGCTCGTTAACGGCTCTAAACATATAATAGTATTTTTTATTAGTTAATATCTTATCATAACATTCTACCACACCAAACGATGATTTTTCATCTCTTATTCTCATATCGTATGTTTTATATGCAGTATTTCCAAAATCTTTTAAAGTTGTTGGTTTTTCTGTGGTCCTAAAAACTTCAAATCTTGAAAGGCGAGAGCGACTTGAATACAGAATTTTGTCTGTTTTTAACATATCGTATGAATTTTCATAAGTTAAATTGTAAGTTTGATCAAAATCATCTAGTGCATATGGCATTTTAATTTTTGCATATGCGTCATAATTTAATTGAAAGCCAACAACTTTTGAATTATCCTTAACAAAAAATGGCATTACATCAATAACTGCTGGAGGGTGATCTTGAATTGTTACGGTTTTTGTCGATATTGGAATTTCATATAATCTCAATCCTGTTTCATATTCCATTGTTGCATCAGCTAAATATTGCATGTCGCTTTTAATCGCATTAGCCACATCAGCAAAAGTATTAACATCTTCCAGCGATGTGTCTTCTGGATCAAAGTATTGTGAACTTAAAGTTTCACTTTGATAAAATTGTAAACAAAATGAAACTAGTTCATCTTCATCAGTAATAGATGTTTCAGTGGCTATTTGCTGGCTATAAACAGGATTTGAAAACTTATATCTTAGCTCTTTTGAAACCATATATTTATAAATGTTATAAACATAAGTTCTTCCATGTACTACTTGTGAATCAGTAAAATTAATATCTTCTAAATTAGTTGAATTATAAATCCAAAAATTTTGAATAGTTTGGCCATTTAGTATTTTTTCTATTCTAAATGCAATTGTTTCGTGATATTTAGAATTTGAAGATGATTCATATAATGATTGAACAGAATCTATTTCAAAATAATTAGTAGAAAGAAAATTTACTGTATCGTTTATAACGTTTAATGCTTTCATTGTGTTAACTTGTGCTGCGGCATTAGAGTTCATAAGTTTTGCTGCTCTAACATCAGGAGACAATAAACTCATAAAATTACCAAATAGTTTAGTCCCTCTATCTTGAACAGATGTTTTAACAAAATCAGATATTTGTGATACATCATCATACAGCCTTATGTTTTGCAAAAATTTTATCATATCAATTGATTTATAAGTTTGAGTTGATACGGAATCAATATTGGTAACTGAATTTTTTTCTTGCGAACCTGACATGCTTGACATAATTCTTACAAGAGATTTAGAATCAACCGAAAGCGCTTCTGGCCGAACACCAGGATTAAATACTGCTAATAAGTTTGTCAAAATAACGCTATCAAAAGTATAGTTATCGATAATATCTCGAATATTTTGATTTTGTCCTTCTTCTAATACTTCTCCGTCAGCCGATGCACAACCAAATAAGTTGTTTACAGACGGAATTGTAACGTCTATATAATAAGGAAATAGCTCACGTTTTTGTAAAACTGGCGAATCTGTATTTAATAAAAACTCTGCATTTTCGGCATTATAGAATAAGTTATCTGCTGATTGAATGTACCTATCAGTTATTGATGCTGAAAGATCTGCATTAATATATGATGAGCTTAAGTATCGTCGTAAATTATAATTTCTGTCAGACATGTAATCATCAGAACTATCACCATCTTCATCAACGCCAAAACTTAACGATTCTTCTGGAGGAAGCATTTGATGATCGGTTTTATCTAATAAAGTTGCTATTGGGGTCTCAGAATCGATGCCTTGAAGTTCTTCAAGCTGATCATCGCGCGTGATGTAATCATATACATACGCTGGGATCAAATTTGAATTTCCGTCGTTTTCAGCTTGTTCTGCTAAAACATACCAGTGAATGTTTGGCAGCTGTTTTTCAGATTCAAAAAAAGTATTTGCTACAAATTCATAAAATTCTGGTACATGATAATTGTAGTAAGGTAATATTTTTATTGAAGAATATGATTCGCCTGTTATTGAATTCAATACTTTTGCTCTTTTATTTTGAAATGGCATATTATATGACACATAGCCATCAATATTATATTCTTCATTACTAAACACCCCATTAAACGAATAGTCAACAATCTCATCATTAATTGAATCTTCTAAATCAAGCTGTTGAGAACCTCCAATAATGTAGTGCTCCCACATTTTGTCTGATAAAATGGCGTCAGGATTGCCCTCTAATCTGATTGGAACTTTGCGGCTGTTAATTATTGCAGATGATGAAACAACTTCAACCAATTCAGTATTAATATATATATTATTAATATAATTTGGAGTGGTAAATTCTCCAGGCACATCAGCCGATGAACCATATGTGCTATCAACAAGCTCCCACCCTTTTTTAAGTTCAGTTCTAAAAATATCTGCTGAACCTGAAAAAAGCTCCGGGTTTACTAAAAGCACACTAATTGATTGAATGTCTTCGCTGCTCATTTTAATATCCTGCTGCCGTGCTATCGGCGTCTCCGCCATCAACAAAAGTCTCATCAGATTGATTCATATTGCTTAAATTACTGGGCGATGTAATATCTGTTATATTAATAAGATTTGATGGCGGACTGCTGGCTATAACTCTTTGTTTAGTACTAATTATTTTATGTGAAGTATCGCTTTGCGCCGTTGTTGATATATAACCATCAATAAGGCTTTTAACTTTTGTGCTTATTAAAGTTGGTACACGGCTTGAGCCGCCTCGAAATTTGTCTGTTAATTTATCTTGCTCCGAGTAATACCAACTAAAATCATAAAATTCAGTGCCTGAAAGACCTTCAGTAAGGTAGTCTTCCGTGGCTGTGGAGTCCTCTGGTGTATAATCACTGATTGTTGGAGGATTATCGCAATAAGAATAGTATACATATACAGTATAACCTGTAGTTTCATCTTGCCAGTATTCTCTAATAAAACCCAACTCTCCAGCTTGAATATAAGTTTCCATTAGATCAACAGCTGCGGCACTATATTCAAAATCTATTTCACCATCGTCAGATGGAATAGTGTAACCAATACAACCTTGAACAATAACGCCTTCACTTGTAACGCCATATGCGTTTTCAAGCATTTCTCTTATAAATTCAGAAGTTTCTGCGGTTGCTTCTTCTGCTTCGCCTTCTGTGGTTGCGCTAGCGCCACCGGGACCTTCTGATGCTGCAGCCATTTAAATTACCTCACTAATAATTATCACTAATTGCTAAAATTAAATTGTTTTAATGTACTTGAAGAAGAATCAAGATTTTTAGTAACCACATCTGCAGTTATATTTTCAACAATTTTTAAAGAATCTTGTGTTGATAAGCTGACTCTTTCAATTGATAAAGTTTCTTCAGGAGCACTATCAAGCGTATAAAAAGGATCATCTACGTTTACAAATTTATCATCTGCAATTGTTTTTACATTTTTTGTGTTAGCTAGCGCCACTTGATCAATAATATTTTCATTATCAATGCTTTCTGTATCTGTTTGTTCTACCAGCAATGACATATTAATAGGCTCTGTCGAAACAGAACAGCCAATAGTGTTTAATATTTCAAGAGCCAGCGAAGTGTCAGATGTGCTTCCTATTGTTTCTGATACATAGCCAGATTTTTTAAGTCTGCGATATGCTCGATCATTTGCAATCAATGTCTCAGAGCTAGTTCTTGAGCCTCTTACTTGCTGTCTGCTTTTTCTATCTAAATTTATTTTAATGCTATTTTTTGTTAAATTAAATCCCATTTTGATATCCTTTAGAATCCATACCTAAATAATCTAAGAGCGTTAAGATCATGAGGTTCGCCGATTTCGCTAGTAGCCTCGCTACTTTCTGCCTCGTCTTCAATATCAGAATCCTTATCTAAAATAGCACTATAAGCTATAAATGCCATTGTTGTATTTGCAGCGTAAACATCTTTAAATGCCGATGTGTAAGTTGGAAAATGATTATAATCGCCCGCACTGGTTGTTGTAGCGCCGGCGGTTTCTAATAAACCATTTATAGTATCTGCATAATCTTTAGCGTTGTCTTTGATTTCTCCAATGTATTTTTTAATATCTCTGATGATATCTGCTTTCTCCAGTTTATTGCCTAGACCAAGATCATCATATTCTTGAATTTTTTCATCAACATATTCTTTTAAGTTTGTATTATACAATGTCATGGTAGTTTCGTAAAGATTTGTATAATATTCTAATTCTTCTTCTGCGGCTGCAGCGGCTAGCCCTGGGGCTAAATCTTCTCCATAATCTTCATATGATTCACCCATATCAATAATTGGCGGCAAGTCTCTAAATTCATTATAATATGATAAATCAAATTCACCAGATTCTGCAGCTGTAATTTGCTGGCCGATTGTTCCGTCAACATCTAAGAAATTTGTGTAAAGAGACAACATAGAATTGTAAAATGATTCAATTTGATCCATTGTGCCTTCTTCAGGAGTTATTTGTTTTTCCAGACTGGCAGTTTCATTATTAAGCCTATCTAAGTCACCGTCGAAAAAATTATATAGTATTTCTTGAAACATATTATACACATATGGGGCGCGGCGATACGGAAAATTAGTCGAGTCATTTTCATAAAATGTATTTATCGAATTAATAAAAAATTGATTGAAATAACCTTTAATATTATTATAAGAACAAAATTCATTTGCTAAATTGTAATATTCTTCAAACTTTGTTAACTCTTCATAATACAAATCTCTTAAACCATATAAAACTTCAAGACTTTTATCTTCGCATGTAAGATAAAAAGTGTAATGCTCAAGACTTTGATCAATAGCATCGGACTCATCGGCTAACAAAATATCATAATAATCTTGAAATTCAAAACACGCTAAACGATAGCCGCTGCGGGTTTCTGTGGTCGCTTCAAAATTTCTTAGCAAGCAATACGTATTATCCGGCACCCCATCAACTCCAACATCAATTTCATAATATACCGGAGATCCTTGAAGGCTTGTGGACACTGTTGCAATAGGAACAATTTCCATAGGGGATGCCGCAACTATATAATCTGTTGTTCGATCTTCATCTTCTATGCCCTCTGATTCTGCTTCAGCTTCTGAATATTGATCTGCATATCTGGTTAATATGTAGAATTGAGCATCTTCATCGTAAAATCTTGTCAAGTAATGACTATCAATTTTAATTGCTTTGCTAGTAATTTCTTGACCAAAAAAAAGCTCTAACTTGTCTATATCAATTATTGACGATAATGCTGTATCATTTCTAATTATTTTTTCAATATCAGCAAAAATATATCCGGTTGTAAATAAAGTATCTGAAGCTTCCCATATGGTTGTATGGTCCATCCCATAATATTCCTTGTGATAAGCATATCTTGTTATAGGCGGATCATCATATATTCTATTGCTGGCTGTTTCGCCTGCGGTTGCATCTGCCGTGTTTGGAACCGGTTCGGGAAATTCATATGATGTATCATCTTCAACTATTCTTGAGTCAATTAGTTTTGAATTGAAAAGAAGTGTTTTTTCTAATTGAGGATTTTGGCCATAATTTATAATTTCATTTTGCACTAAAGCATTTAAAGTATCATAAAATATTCCAATTTGTGTATCAGTTCCTTTTTCCGGATAAACTAATAAAAAATTATTTAGTTCAACTAATAACGTAGGCTCACTAATTTCTGAAACCACTAAACCTTCAAGACTATCTAAAATTTCATTAAATTCGTCAGACTGGCTAGTTGAACGCTGAGATTCAATTAAATCTAAAAATTGCCCATATGTTATAGATCTCTCGTCGTAAGAAGCTGCATGATACGTGCCAATAATTGTTTGCATCCCGGTGCCTTCGTAAATATCACCACTTGGATATTTCCATTTAGTAAGGGGCCCTGTTGCTAATTGACCATTATTTTCAAATATTAATTCATAAGCTATTTGTGAAAAAAACATATCTCCATAAATATCATTTTGTATAACTGCCGAATTTAATTCAATTTCAGAATCTAAATCTAATATTGACGAAAAACTAAATAAATATAAATTAGAAAAATCTTCATTACCGATACCTGACAAAAATTGATAAAGCGTATTAAAGGTAAAATCTGAATATACCAATTCAAGCGGTAAATTAATTGTTGTTGTATATTTATAAGTTGGAGATTCGTAAGCGTCTTCTAAATATTCTGAGTATGCAACACCAGACTCGTCAACTTCAAAAAAATCAGAAAAATTAAACATAACATAATTTGTATTTAAATAAACGCCTTGACGAGTAGTTTCTGTAATTGTTGTTCCTTCTTGCATAGTGTGCACATAATAATTGGCCTCAACAACTTCAAGAGTTGATGTGCTTTCATCTATGCTTTCTTCATCGGAAACAGTTTCTGTTGTTATATCGGTTGAGCCAACAAACAATGCGTCATCTAAACCAATCGTACCATAGCCAGGAATAAACCAATTTTTATATTTTTTCATATGCTGTTGAACGCTTGCTTGGCCGCTTATAATACTATTTGATTTTGAATTGTCAAAAATTATTGCAGCGTATCCAAAATAAGATGAAATTTGTTCAATATAATCAGTTGGTTCAACTCCATCATCTGCGCTTAAATATATTGATACGTCTATACTTAAGCCATCTTGCGTGGTGGCTGGAGACACTATGCCATTGACATCGCTCCTAATGTAAACTTTATCAATAAATACACCGGGCATATTAGTCTGTATTATAGGTGGGTTTAATCCTGGCATATTTCTGGCTCCGTAACATATCCATAAATATCAAAATACCTAGGCCCATCAGATGATTCAAGATCATAAGCAAAATCTTCACAATTGTGATCAAGATTTATAAAATATGATTTTCTAGCGTATGTTTCTTGGCCGCGGCATACTAGTTGTTTAGAAACTCTTTCATCTACTAAAAAGTCAAAGTAGTATTCAGAGCTACCGGTTGTCATCAAGCTATCCGGACTATGGACCGGTGTTGGCGTTGTCATAAATCCGTCCACAACTTGATTTATTTCTTGTTTAAAATATTTTCTATTTAGTTGCTCTTTTGCATCTTTTCCGCCAGTAAAAAATCCACCCGATGTAATTATTTTTTCTTCGTCTGAAGAAGTTACTTTTGCTGTTCCAGGAGATGGCCCGCCCATTGTATTAGTGACGATGCCTGTTCCGTTGGTATTGGTTATAATCACCTTGTGCATTTCTGTAGACACAGAAACATTAAGGCTGCCGCCTCCAGAAATATAATTTTCAATTGCTGCTTTTGCCCTTAAGGCCATGGCGAAAGTTTCAAGAACTCCATCATAACTTGCATCAATCTTTGTATTGGTATCGACAGTGCCGGTGGTCCATGTAAAAGTAACTGAGTTAGTGCCATCATTAATTGTAAAAGTTTCTCCATTTAATTCAGCATCTGCAGCTTGAAAGCCTATTTCAGCAACCCCATTTGTTGATTCTTCAATAATTCTTTCAAAAAATTCAATATCAAAATTTTCCATTAAAAGTTGAGTATTTGTCTCCTCAATATAAACAACGGCGTCTTGTGGTATTATTTTAATAATTTTGTTATCACTAAACTGGCCACTTTCTAAAGCGAACGCATCTGTTAAATCTAAGTTGTAGCGCTCGTTAACTCCAAATGACGGAGACAAGTCAGCAGTAACTTTTTTGTAATTTAAATTCATATTAATTTGTGGAATTTTTGAAAATTTAGAATATTCATTAGACTCCGAAGAAGATGAAATAAACCCATTTAATGCAATAACCTTCCATGCTGGCGCTGTTTGTTTGCTATTGGTCAGTATAACATCGCCGATTGCATTATCAAATCTGTAAATATCTGTTGCAGGTTTATTTTGTTTAGGGCTTTCATCAGATGAATATGCTGCCGACTCTTCTCCGTCAATAGTAGTATCAAGCTGTCCTATTTCATTTTCAATTTCAGAAAAGAGTACTAAACTTTCAAGATATTGTGTTTCGTTTTTTATTCTATGAAATATTTCATTTTGATTTTCGTGAAATTGTAAATTTAAATCAGATTTTTCTGGTGCATTTGAGCCTGTGTAAATTGCATAACGACCATCATAAAGAATGTTATCGTCAAAAAATTCGTAGCAATAAGGTTTAAATTTTCCAATTGATAAAAGATACCTACCATAAGTTGTTAACTTTAAATCATATACTTGTTCTTTTTTGTTTAAAAATTTTGCCATTAGTATCCACCCATTCCGCCGCCGCCGCGACCACCGGTGCCAGAACCATTGTTGCCATTTCTTCGATTACGAGAGCGGCCATTTCTACTTGTTCTATTAGTATTGGCACTTCTGTTTCGTGATGTTCTTCTTCTTGTTGTTTGCCCATTAGAAACATTATCAGTTGTATTTTCAGTATTTGTTCTTGGGGGACTCATATTGGAGACCTCTGGTATTTCATTACTCACACTTGTTGTTTCAGTTCTAGAAAACAAGACTTGTGCATCCATTTTAATTAGCTCAACAAAGGATAAATAATCATAAGGCCAGTTGAATCCAACTTTATAACCTGTGGTTTCGTCATCAAAACTAAATATATCAGTTGAAGCTTGGCCAACTTGCGGAGTTACATGATTATAGTAGTGTCCTTGTGATTTTTGTTTTACTTTAAAAACCATCCATCTCAAATTTTCGTTATCTAAAATGTTTGATTCAGATAATAATTCGGTATCCATCAGCTCATGAGCAACTGATTGATATTGAAAACTAATTTTTTTAGAATCTCTCGGAGATAAATTTTGCCAAATATATGATAAATCGTCTTTATCAAACTTATATTCAAACTCAAACATGTACATTACTATTGGCTCAACTAGTGAATTGTTTAAAAAATCAAATTGAGGGGGTAAAACATATTTGTCCATTTTTTGTATAAGTTTTCTAATTGATTCGCCAGCTGCATCTAATGAGTCTCCTGTTAAAGTTCCTTTTGCAGATGCTAATGCAGCTTTATATCTTAACGTAGGAATATTAATAAAAGATTTTCTTGTTGAATTAAATGCCCCAGCAGCCTCTGAAGTGCCTTTAACGCTATCAACAATATAAGGCACGGCAACTACTGCTTCTGATATTGTTCTTGATTCTGATATTTCTCCCAACCTTTTAGATGTTGATGTATCGAATCCGGCTAAATCAGTTAGTGATGCCATTTTTTTATAAACACTTGTTCCGGTGTCTGCATCCATATTATTATAAATTGTATCGTTTACTATAACATCGTAGTGATTTTTTAACCAATCAGTTGGAATATCGCCAATTTCTAAAAAGATACCTTTATCGGGTGATTCTGGAACGACGCCGAATTGATGCCACATGCCTCTTGGAACTGATCCGGATGCATATGTGGGCAGTGTTAAATTGCCATCAGCATTTGTTATAGGGTGAATGCCTTTATCGTTAAAGTTTAACATAGGCGTTTCCCACTTGGGCTGAATAACCCATTTTTTACCCGCAGTTATATTGGTAGTTTTTAATTTGTTTCCAAACGTATCTGATTCTTGTTGTAAAACTCTTTCGACTCCAAATAAGTTAATACTAGCACTAATTTGCATTGCATTTAAATTAACATTGTGTCCTGAATATATAAAGTTTGTAGACTGTGTAAAGTCAGAATCTTCAAATGAAGATATTAAACAGGGCTTATTGCTAACAACATGTCCAGGGTCGGCGCGCCAATACGCAGAGCTAACCTCAGATAATATTTGTTCTAAATCATATGACTTATTTGGATCAGGTCTGAAGATTAAATCACACCACGCTTCGCCATTTGTATAAGGCGGAGTGAAAGACCAGTTGTAGCCATTAAAGCTGTCCATTGGAAATGTTTTGATAACTGCTGCGGCTATTGATCCTGTGCCATCTGGCTGGCCTGCTACGGGCGGCCCGAAAGCAGTTGGTCTGGAATACATTGTAAATGATTCTTTAAACAATAAGCCTTGTTTTGGATCTTGTGGCAATGGGAATGTAGATTTGCCAAAACCAGTGCCGTCGTGAACTAAGGCGCCTGCCATACCATACGCAACATTGTTTCCTGCAGAACCTGAATCTCCTCTATAATCGCGCGATCCTGAGACAGATCTTCTTAATTTGATTCTTGCTCCATAAACACTGCCAGATGTAAATCTTAAATCATTAGTTACAACTCCAGATTTCAATGATGTGTATGAGTCATCTTTAAGAAAGAACGAACCAACTTCTCCAAAAAAGTTACTAGCCATCATAGAATAAATTTCGTCTGATGCTGCTCCCATTGATGCTGTCGCATTAAATGAAGCTGAAGGGTGGGGCTCTACATCAAGTATTTGCACGCCAGCTATATATTTTTCTGGTGCTAAAATGGCCTCAAATGGAACTCGCTGATCCCAAAATTCGCCACCACGATAACCATATTTTGTACTGGCGGGCGGTTCTTTAGGAGTGATTGCCCAGTTGTGTGTTGCCGCGCCGTCTGTACTGCCATAGTAAGAAGCACTTAACTTTGTACTATCAGTTAGAATTGGGTAATCCACTGCAAGGCCAGATTTTATTGAATTAAACAAAATACCGGGCGAATACAATGGCTGCATTAATGGACGTAACAATCCGCCGCGATTTTGAATTAAATCAAAGCCATTGTATTTTTTAGTTGCGGCAGAATTTGGCTGGATTGAGGCATCAAAACCAGCACCATACGATCGAGAAAATTGTGAAACTAAATCCAATGTTCTTTGCGCTGGATAAAAACCTTTATATGGATTAAATCTGATCGCTGCACTACAAACTAATCTTATTTCAGTAGCGTCTAACAAAGATTCACTTTTAATGTTTAAAAAGTCATTTAAAAATTCTGAATTAGAATAATCTGTGTAGAATGAACTTGTCGAACTATTAATATTGGTGCCTGGAATTTCAAATGTGTCTGTTTTATCTGTAGATGAAATTCCATACCTAACATAATCTTCTACATGTTCACTAATTCTATATTCTGGTACAATAGAAAAATCTCTTGCCATTAGCAATAAATCTTCTTTATAATCATCGTATTTTGAAAACCACGGATTAGAAGCCGTCGCATGAAAAGTTGTGGCGCCATCAGTAATTGTCACTATTCCTGCTTGCGTTCCTGCCTCCCAAAGCGCCTCGCCTCCAAAAGGATCAATTTGAATTCCAACATTAAATGGCTCTAAGCCTTTTTCTATGCTTCCAGTTTCAGCAATATATGGACCTGTCGGAGATGCAACTGAACGAGGTGATGTGATAATATGCTTTCTAGAATATAATGCGCCTGGGGATAATGTAGCCTCACTATTTGGATCGTTTTGTGCAACGCCCGAATGTACAAGAAAATAATTGTTTTGTAATTCGCCTGCTGATCCTTCTCTAATATTAGCTAATTCATCGCCGCCTGTGCCTACGTTAGGCACGCCTGAGCGCGTTAAAAAATTTATTTGAGCATCTAATGGCCAACTACTTTGTGATACAGGCACAACGCTAACACCAAACGAATTTAATACTGAATTTCCAACAGCAACTCGATCAACCGCGTCATCTCTCCAAAATTTGTTATCGTACCCTATTCTTTCACGCGAAGATGAAACAAATTCATTTCTTTTAGATGGAAAAATGTTTTCACAATACATTACCCAATTAACCCTGTAGTTGCCGGCGTTTGTTAGCTCCAAAACTTGGTTTAAAGGTGTTACAGTTTGTAAATTTGGAAGACCTTGTAAATCATTAAATTCAACATCATTAAAATATATTTTTTCATTATTGTGAGTAATTTTTAATGTTACATCTCCGTCATTAGAACTAAAATTAAGTAAAGCTGGTCTGCCTCTCATAGAAACAGGGGGCACATTATAAATGCTTATGGCGTTAGTTGATATGTCGGCCCTTGAGACTACGCCGCTAAGATGTTCATTTCTTAAAATTGGATGATCTTGCATCCTTAATCTTTGCCAATTCCATCCATAATTGCCATTGCGCTTCGTCATTAAAACATTAAAATAATCTGCTGATGTTGTTAAGAAATTTTCAATTTGAAGTTTATCTACAATTGTTTTATTAAAATATTCATCATTATCAATTGTTGTCGGAAAACCTAGTGTATTAACATCTCCCGAAGCTGTCAATGAGTCGAAAGCTAAAATATTTATTCTTGACGTTGGCTGATATAAACCTTGTATCAATTGAGGCACCACAGAGCTTGCACTGACATAATCAAAATAAGCTACGTACCCGTCAGCCGAACTAGAATGTAAGCCTGCTTGCTCCCCATGCACCGGCATGTAAGCGTAAAATCTTTCGCCATCCATTACAACTGATGATGTAAACCAAGAGTATTGTAAATCTGATCTAGGAATTGCATGCTGAACATAGAAGTTGTCAAACTTAGATGCCGTGGCTGTTGTTATGGTTTTTGGACTATAGGTGTCAGCTGTTTCATTTGTTATTTTCAATGTTGTAAGTTTGTTTCTGTTGATCTTGTGAAACGATGGCGCTTGATCATATTGAGCGCCTGGCAAATTAGCAGATGAGGTTACAATATGTGAGTCGCGACCAAATCTTGCACTATGTCTTGACAGATGTGATCTAAGGCCGAAATCTCTACCATGTATATCTTGTACGATTATACCAGCAGAACCCGAACCAATTTCGACAGAAAGCGATCCGGTTGATCCTTGCGAAGGCTTGATCACTGTTAAGTTTCTGTTTAACAATGAATTGTATACTGAAAATTCTGAAGATCTAAAATCAAGATAGCCGCGGCCCATAACTTCTATGCCGCCAGGAGCAGCAAATCTGGATACTATAACAGATTTGTTTTCAGTGCCTGTTAGGTAGCCAGCGTTATATTCGTCAATAAATTTAAAATGACTTCCAGAATTTCTACGTATATCTAAAAACGTTCGCACATTGGTTGTACTTCCAGAATGCGCTAAATAAATAGCATCGGGCAATGTAGGCTGTTCTTCTATAAAAGCTCTTGGATTGTTGATTGCACCAACGGTACTTACAATTTCATAATTTTTTTGATAATTTCCTAATATAGTTGACCCTGTTCTCATGTGAATATTGCGTATATTAACAGGACGCTTAGCTACAAAATCCCTGTAGAGCCATGCTTTTTGTGAAGCAGTCAACGGATATGGCAGAACGCCAATTTCGTTTGCTTCTGGCCAAGGATAGTCTGGCGAGACCATACCAATTGCACCGGTTAAGCCATGATTTTCATTGTAACCAACACATGTTCCAAACAGAAGTTTCCATGCCTCTGCTCTATTGTACCATGCATCAGATCCCGTATTGATTGCGATATGTCTCGATTGGTGTCCTCCAACAGCGTAATTTGTAAATGGGCCCTGCATTGGTACTTCAAACGAATCTCCATATGTATCGTGATGAAGGTTAACAATCTCAATTCCGCCAGTAACGCTATCAACTATAACTTTATTATACCCACTTACAACAGAAGAACTTATAATGTTAAAAGGAAATGCAAATGATGATTTTACATTACTATATCCTGTTCCATCATGTTCAAAGTTTCTACCATGAAGAGTACTAAGATATCTTTTTGTAAGCATTCTAGGTGTTTTATCAGCCCTCCATTGATGTGTTTCGTGAAGATCAACGAAGTGATTTGCAAATCCTAAAATTACATTTTGTGGAATAAAAGTTTGGCCATCATTTTCAACTGGGCCGGCTGGTCTAATTGCGTTATAAGTAAAATCAATATTTTTATTATCTGTAAAGTTAACACCGCCTTTAATAAAGGCATCTTTATTCATTGGGTTTCCAAACTCAATGTTATATAACTTTCCAAAGCTTCCGCTTGAGAAACCACCAGCACTATATGAAGTTCCATCAGAAGTAAATGAAAGCGGAGAACTTTGACTTAAAGCAGGGGATGAATAAATAATTCTTCTAAAAGTATTTCTTTGTGCATCAATATTCGAATTAACACTAGGAGAGTTTGTAGAACGGCTTGACGATATTTCAATTGAAGATCTATCAGCTCTTTCATCCCAATATAATCTATTTTCATTTGTTGGTCGAGGCGAGGCTGGTATTGTAGATGAGCCCTCAGCCCAAGAATATTGGTTTTCTCGGGCGCCCTTCATTGCTACATCTGGATCTGTTTCTTTAAATTCTATGGTTGGAAATTTAAATTGATACTTGTTTCTTTCCAATACATGACTTTCAACGACATTTAACATGTCTGGTTCAAAATCTGATGATGCCGGCATTAATTGTGATATAATTGTAGCCAACGAATCGTCAAACCACTTATAGTAATCAACAAACTTTTCAACTTGCGTAGTTTTAACTGCTTTTCTAAAAAAAGATTGTCTTAATTTTTCTAAAGCTTTATAATTTTGCCTATATCTATTAACAGGTTCTCCGATAATATTATTAAAATCAACCACACCTGCGAAAAACTTAAGCATTTCTTCTGAAATTGCATTGTACATGCTTTTTTCAATAGTAAAATAATACTTTCCTACATTTGGCTCTCTACCAAAAGTAATATCATCGCCAGATAAAATATTGATCATGTCTGATGATAAAGCTTTTTCAGGATCAATAAATTTAAAATAGTTAATTGCTTTTTTATTTATTACATCAGTGGAGGATTCCGCAAAACCAAACCCATATCCAGTATGTTGATTTCCTGCTAAATTGCCAGCCCAGCCATAGTTATTTCTAATTTCAGCAGAGCCAGAGCTGGTGTCGGTAATAAAAAAGTTACCATTACTATCAGAACCAGTAATATTTTCAAAATTCCAATTTAATACTAACGAATTTGAATTTAATATATCGTGACCAAAACTATTCAAATCGCGAGGAGATGTATTAAGATACGAACCAGAAACTCCTAAACTATCAATATCATTAGCGTGCTGTTGCAAGTTTCCATCTTCAATATATCTTGTCCAATATTTTACTGAGTTAATATTGACATCACAAAGATTTAATATAGACCCTGTTATATTGGTTCTTCGGGATCCTGCATATACTCTTTTAGAAGCATTTAAAAAATTTGTTGCAACTGAGTGGTTTATTGATGCTGTTAGTTTAAAGCTATTTAATGGATATCCATTTTCATTATTATAACCACTAAAAATTAAATCATAATTATTATGTCCAGATTTAAAAGATTCAACCGATCCACTAACAACGCCCGCTACACCAAATGAACTGCTTAAACTGGGCGCCAGACGAACTGACAAGCTCCATCGACTATTGTTATATACGCCAAGATATGTGCTACTGGTGAGCACTGGAAACGGGACTTTTCCATTTAAACCTTCATTGGACGATGACAACATAAATCTAACATTTTTTGAATATATTCCATCGCGCACTGCAAAAACTTGAAAGTTAGCTACATCTGGTCCTGATTCATTATCACCACCCGAGTCCTCAGCTAAACTTGTAATCCATGTTGTCTCTGCTCCTGACTTAATTGCTGTGCTTCCGGTCGCAACCGTATACATACCGAACAACGATCCAGTTATAAATCTTCGCTCTACTTTATCTAAAGATCTATAAAAAGATGGAAAAATTACATCTGTTTCCATCGTAAATCCATAAGGATCTTCTAAGCCTCTATTGCTTCCGGCGCCGGGCCCACCAACAGGAGCATTGAGAGCGCTGTAGCCAGCGCCATGGGAGCCAGAAATAAATCCCGATGTATCTCCAGAAATTACGTCGGATGGGGGTGGTTCAAATGCAGACCCGGTATATTGTTTTTGATAAATTACAGCGCTTAAATTATCGTTTTCATTAAAATTAATTACATTTTTGTTTATCAATGTTTGCTGTAAATTATTTTTTAATAAATATTCATTTCCGTCTGAATACGTATTAAGACGCATTAGTGATTCATCGAGATTAAAACACCTGAAAACATTTCGAATAGATTTTTCTGTTCCCTTACTTTTGAAAATATTAGTTAAGTTATTGTATAAATTTTCATAAATTAAATTTTTTGTTTCTGTTAAATCAAATTGATAAGAACCAGTTAATGTTTTATTTAAAAACTTTTCTGTAATTGATGCATCGACAAATATTTCTGGAAGATTTAATCCTAGTGATTGTGGCAAATGTCTGGCCATTGGATATGGCGTGTATGACGCGCTAGTGTATGTTGCATGTCTTAGTTTAGGAATTTCTTGAATTTGTAGATATAGTTTATCAAAGTATGTACCGACTATATGTGTCATATACCTTAGATCACTTTGAAATTCTTTTCCTTGATTTTCATCTTCTTCTATCATCCAGGCTGGCAACAGGCTAAGAAAAGAAGAATTATTTTGTCTGTCGTGATATGAGCCGCTATCCAACAACGCTGTTTTTAAAGCAGAAACATCCGGATGATCAGCATAAATAATAGGATCTTTGTACTCACTCGTATAATTTGAGCCACTGGCCAGAACGATTGCGGATCCTGTTGCTCTTGAGTTAGAACCATACCCAGTCCATATACCATTACTTACGCGGCCACTATAGTCTAAAACAACACTATCTGTCGATGATACGCCAGTTATACCCTCATTAAATTTATAATAAATACCTAAAGTCGTATTAGAAATATCTGTATTGGATCCGCCTCTTACTTGGTCATACCAATTCATTCCAATTTCTTTAGCTGTTCTTGCTGTTTTCCAAAATCTAAACTCGTCCATAGATCCGGAAAGCTTACCTGCCCCAGCTAGTGAGCCAGTTGCAGTTGTTTCAGATGGCGCTGTCAAAAGCGCTCCGAGTCGACCCATCATATTTTTAGTCGGCAGTGTTCCAATCGTGCCAGTATGGTTGAGAATATCATCATATTCTCCATCCACATAGAACTTAATAGCATGGCCACTGCCTGTGTTTTGTAAAACAAAAGCGTAATGATGCCAATTAGCTAAAGTATTAACGTTAACATTAGTACCGATAGTTTGTTGAAAGATACCCGGATTAGCATTACCAGATTGAACGGTTACCATAAATGGAGATGTGCTAGATGTTCCAAGAAGCTCAATAGTTATTCTTCCGTAATCATGATCAGTTTCAGCATTGTTATTCCATAAATCAAAAACCACTTGTTTTTCAGTTTCATCGTTCAAGCTAGCAAGAGGCATGGCTGAACCTGTTTTTAGCCAAAATTCAATCGTAACGCCATTATCAAAATCAGATTTTAAATTTGATTCACGAGAGCCTGAACCATAAATACTTGGTAACCCAGCAGTGCCATATATGTCTTCGTCATATATATTTGAATGTTTGTTTTTATCGTTATAAGGATTTATATGCAAAGCAGCTAAAGAATTGTTATCAGCCGAGCCAGTGCCGGGGCCTCCTTTAAACGTAATATACTCAAATGTGTTTGGAATTCCGTAACCATCACAATCATCAGGATCGTTTGTGGTGCCGCCCCAGCCGCCATCATGAGGATTTGCAAAAGTAACAAATCCATTTGTACGAGGATATAATTTATTAAAAATAAATTTTTCAATATTTAACAGCCCATTAACATATTCATTAATTTCTGCAGCAGAGCCATCATAAGGATAGTAATCGTGGATCCATTCAATAGCCACTCTGTAATATAAATAAGCAGAGCCATAGCGAGCAAAATTCTCTGGCTTTGTATAATCAACTTGGGGTACAAACGTTTTTTGATGCTTAGAAACAGCTCTTATGTTTCTATCTGACTCTGCGTCTTTAAACGCATCTTTGCTGTTGGTTTCTGATAAAAAATTTCTAGAATTTTCTGTATCAAAAAGTTTTTTAATACTCATAGTTTTTCTACTCTAAACCTAAACGTCTGATTTTGTTCAACCCATGACGATAAAGAATTGTCATAAAACGAAAACGCAAATGCATATTCATACCCAGGTTCTAATAATGTCATGTCAAAATTAAAATAATTACCAGACACGTCATAAGATAAATACGTGTGGTTATCGCTGCCTGTTCCATAATCAACAGCGCGATAATTATCTAATGTTCTAAAAACTCTATATGAAGCGCTATGGATTGTATTTGTTTCGACTTTTGATATAGCTTTTGTGTGAATATTGGGGCTCCAATTTTTTTGTCTGACAAATAAATTGAATCTTGCAGTTTCATCGGCTCGATAGCTATTGCGTAAATTTGTAATGGCCAGATAATTTCTTTCTGTTTGTATGGTGTTTAAGGTGTCTTGTAAAATTGGTTTTATAGAGCCAGTATGAAATCTTCTTTTTAAATGTTTTCCATCTTCTAAGCTTCCACTTGACCACACATCATATAATGTTAAGATTGGATCAAATCCTGTAGCCAGCTCAGATGCCGTAATAGCTATAGAAGCTGAATAAATTCCTGTAGAAACCCACCCTCCAGTTGCAAAATATTGTAAAGTAACATTTGCCCCATCGGTTGTGCCCGCTGTTGATTGGCTATTAATTAAAAGCGCACCACTAGAACCAGTTGGGGCGGTATCATCGACATTTCCAGAAAACAAACTAACCATAACAGAGCCAGTTTTTTCAATTCCAACAATGTCTTTTAGTTGTCCACGCACATAGTTGTATAAATAAATTGTATTTAAATTATCTGCTGGTGATGCTACTGAGCTACTATAATAAAAATTACCGCGATCATCTCTTAAGGTATCATCCCAACGTGCTTCAATATATGGACGTTTAAAAAAGTATTGACTTTTTCTTCCAAAAAATCTTTTAATATAATATGATGTTGTGGAGCCGCTTGGATTTTGTATCAAGCCGTCATCGTCTGCGCGGCCAGAAACTTTTCCAGCCAAGTAATCAATGGCTCCTGACGCTTCTTGACTAGAGGTAAGCATTATTCCAATACCATAATTAGAATATGTGCCAGCTATCCATTGCTCAACCCATGGAGTAATATCAATTTCAACATCTTCTGTTCCGTCTGCTAAAGTTTGATCAAAGATGTAAATTGGTGTATCTACCTGCTTGTTGGAGCCGGCAGAGTACGTATGATATGAGCCGCCTGCTAGCAATGTTCCGCATATATCTGACCAGTAATTTACAGTAGCTGCTCCAAATTGCGTAGTAGCAGTTATTACACTATCGCTAATTGCTGTGCCGGCAAAGTTTGTACTCTGTTGATTAAGTGTTGCGTGATTCATTGTTAATGTTACAACGGCACCAGAAGAGGTAGCAGTAATATTCAATGTACCAGCATCATCCGCCGCATTAATAGCTGCAGCAATATTTGTAGCAAATTGTGTTGCGTTTTCTGCTGCGTTTGCAAAAGCAATTTTTGTTGCTGTGGATGTCGAAATAGTATTATCAATTGTAAAAGATACTGAATTATCGTCGGCATCTAAAATTGTTAACACTCTTGTGTTGGCTTGGCCGGCTGTTTTACTTAACGCTGTTAGGGTTGCTTGTGCTCCAGTATTTCCACCGCTGGATGCTGTCATCCAATTGCTACCTTCATTGCCAAGCGTAAGATCTTTATAGCTTTCCATATCAAGGCCCACGCCTTCTTGCCATGATTGAGACACCATCATAAAAACATATTTAGCATCTTTTGGAACGGTTTTTGTATGAGATGCGTTAAACATTCGTAAATAAAAATTTACACTTCCGCTTGCTGGGATTAAATCACTTGTACGATCTGTAGAAATATCAGTTATCGGAAACTGAACTAGAGCGCGAGATAGTTCTGCAGAACTTGTTGAATATCTTCCATAAATTGAAAACACATCTAAGACATCAGACGCACCCATGTTGGCGCCGGTTGCCCTAGTAGATAAATCTGGTCGATATGCGTTCGCAATCGTTGTATCAGCGCTTGCTGTGTAGCGTTTAAGTGCCATTATCTAATATTTCCTGTAAAATCAACATCTGGAAATTTGATTTCAAAAATTGCATTTTTTGGGCAAATTAATTTTGTTCCATTTGGAGACATATTTTTATTAATAAGTATGCTGTTAGATGAGTAATTAGTACCAATTTTAGGTACAATTTGCACTAATGCAACATCAACTACAGAATCAATTTTATTGAGTTCTTTATAAACTTCTGAAATGTTTAAGTGTTCACCGATGTAAAATTTAGTTTCAAATTTTCTTTTTAATGCGCTGATACATTCCTCCAAGACTTCATGCTTGTTTGCATTCGGGGTCGCTTGCACAACAAAATCAATACCAAGGTTGATTATAAATGGATCTAAAATATCAATTGTATCATTAATCATCCTATATTGATTTAGCCAAATTTTTAAATTATTTTTAATTGTTCGATTCAATAGCATTAATTTATCTGTAGGGTCTTGAGCTATGACATACATATTTAAGTTTCTTTTCATTGAGTCTGGATCTCTTTGAACGCTGACTCTTTTAACGGAACCAAATTTTTCTGGCATTCTTAAAGCAATGTTTTCATAATCAGCTTGAGTGACTGCCCTATTTTGAGTGGGAAAGGTATCAAAAATTTGTTGTTTAAGCTCAAGCATTCCAACAGTCGATGCATCACCGATTATAGGAGTCTCATTAACAACTTCTAAAGACGCCTCAACATCTTGTATTTTTGTTGAAGATAGTTTTTGTACATCAGAAAAATTATACTTAGCGTTTACAACTTTGTTTATTGCTCCAACACCAGCGCTGTTGTTTCTTCCAGAAAGTGTTCTGTATGCCACTGTGATTGTAGTATTTGATGGGGCAATTCCAAAATTAGAATTAAGAGAAAGTCTTGTTGGGTCAAATGCTATATCAGTGGTGTAGTTTTTTCCAAATAAATCAATAGCCATTGATTGCGGCTCAGCCACAACATTGCCAGCGCTTTCGTCTCCAGAGCCAAATTGTATAGTGGTGCTGCTTCTATTTCTGGTAGTTGTAAATTTTCTTGAAACTAGCATGGGTTTCAAAATAGACGGCACGTTATCATTCAAATAATTATTGTTGGAAATTTCTTTATAAACTATATCTTGAGACAAATAATCAACCTCAAAATATTCATTTCCTTGAGCATCTACAACTTTAATAATTTCTACAACATTAGGATCATTAATACTTATTGTTTTAAATCTTTCAAAAGGTCCAATATTATATGTATTTTGTTGTAAAATGCCAGATACAACATCTCCATAAGCTTTCACAGCGTAAAAAGTGGGGGCTCCTGTTGTATCATTAACCCTAGCTACAACTCTCGGATTAGTTGTAAGTCCAAAATCAACGTTTTGTGTCAAAATGTATGATATGTTATTTTTAGAAGTAAAGGTGGTGCCTCTTTGTAAAACTGGAGTATATAGCTGATCAGGGCCAAGCCCTGTGGCTGAAGCAGGTATTAAAACAAATAACGCAACTTTACCAAACGCAGAACTTCTAGCTCGTGGTTTATATCCAAGAGCCCTACCATGACGAGTAATATTTCCATATTGATATGCAGTATCTAAAAAACTTTCATTTACATTATAGTCAAGATAAAAAGATAGTTGATCTGCAACATATGCAACCGAGTCGATCATTAGCGAACCAAAAGATCCTTCGCTCCAATCTTGAAATTTATCTGGATAAAATCTTTCAACTATTTCAAGTAAATCATTTCTTATTTCAGAAAATTCACGACTTGTATATTTTATTGGTACTGATTTATTTGAATCTTTTGGCATGCAATTTCCTCTCTATGTGGTGACCTGCAAATTATCACGTATTCCTAATCTTGGAATGCTATATTTAATGGTTAATCCTAATGTACTTGTGTCAGGCGATGAAGAATCGAAAATGATATCGTTAATTTTTACAGCTGGTAAATAAATATTTACCTGTTCTGTTATTTTTTGCTGTATAGCGCCAAAAACGTTCTCTCCAAAATTAGAAAATAAATACTGCTTTAGGCCAACTCCATATTCAGGAACCATTACTCGCTCGCCAGGCATGGTTAAAATTAACATTTTTAAATTTTGCCTAACAAGCTGTTTAAAAGTTATAATTGAAGTAAATCCTGTTCCCTCATCAAGGGTTAAAGGTATTGATATTCCTAATCTAGACATTATAAAACCTCAATATAATTATTCCTTTTCACAAATATTCCCTTTAGAATCAAACGGATTGTTTCTAAATTTGCTTTTTTTCCACCATGGCAATAGTGGTTTTCCAACCGCAGGCTTTAAATTGGCTCTAAGATTATTCATAAACGCTTCGCCAACATCAGGTAAATCAAATTGTCCAGGCCGGAGCCTGGCAGAATTATAATGACGCCTAAATTTTCTTTTAATTGTTTTTTTAGTTCTTTGTAATAATTCTTGATCCCATGAATCCCATTCGGTGACAAATAGCCCACCAATAATTCCAGGTTGCCTATCTGTATAGCTAGCCCATCCGTCAGTACCAATCGAACTTCCAACAACACTTGTTGAGCCATCAGCATTCTCGAATTGTTCAAATTCGGCGCGCATGCCGGGTTTTTGATCTGCTGAAGTTGAGCCGGCTCCAAAGGAATCATTGTTTGCAACAGTTACTTCGCCAATTGACGGCAAAAAACCCATTCCGTTATAAATTGCTGCTAGTGACGTAAACTTATTTAATGGAAAAATGTATCGATAAACTAACTTAAATATTTTATCTTCTTTTAACAAATTTATTAAACACAATAAAAGTTTGCTATTTCCTTGCAATGGTATAAATTGACCAATTGTGGTATCCAAAGAATCTACTTCAACAGAAGTTAGCTCATAAGTTTCGCCATTAATAATAATTGAAAAACTTATACCATGTCTAACGCCTAGTTCTCCAGTTAAAGAAATTGCCCTATTATCTTCATCACGCACAACTTCCATTGTTCCCGGATAAATATCTGAAATGTTTAAAGCATTATCATTTTCTAAAATTAATTCTACTGCATCATTTGGAGAATATCTAACTCCATCAATTAAAGTGTATTTTTGTAAGTAGAAGGGCATTTCAGTTGTCGAATCTATTGAATCTCCGTGGTTTGCACAATCACCAATTGGAACTATCATTTTTGTAGAAAATGGTTTTAAAACATTATGTGCTGCTTGTGTATGAACATCACCGGCCATATATTTTAGAGTGCCATCATCTTCTTCATGCGTATGATAGTAGCCAGAATATACATCTCCTTTTGAATATTCTGATTCTTCATCATTGACCTCATAAACACTAAACTCATTTCCAGCAGTGTACAGGTTTTCTAAACCTGCCTCGCTTGGTAGCTCCTCACTAGATTCAATTAAATTTTCTTCAGATATATCTATAGTCGAATCATAAACAAAATTAGAAAAAAGATAAGATGCCAAATCATCAATTTCTGGCTTAAGGCCAATGGTTTCTAAGTTTGTTCGCAACGATGAAGACATGTTATTCAGTTCATCAATAACCATCTGGGTTAAAACTTTTTTAGCCAACTTTCTTGTTTTATAAATGGAGTTGAGTCTACTTTCTTGTCGATAATTTTTTAATAGTTTTGATTGTTTGATTCTTCCGGATTCTTTTTCTGCTTGTAAATCCATCCTATTGGGATAATAAAAATTCTCTTGCAAATCATTTAAGCCTAATAAAGCATCTAAAACATATTGAGTTGGTTCTTGAATAATTTCCAAATCGACGTTTCTAGCATATGTTTGAACTGCTTGTTCTAAAAACGAATACCAAAATTCGTCATCTTTAAATAAACTTAAACGCTCTTCAGAATCACTATCTGCTCCAGATAAAACTTTTTCCATATCTTCAACTATAAAAGCAGCATACAAGCCACTAAAAACATTAGGAAAATCAATTTTAAATTTAGAAAAAGTAGCCAACGATCTAACAATATGACTTGTAATAAATATTCTTATTGTTGATATTAAAAGACCTTCAATTGTTGCTGCAGAATCTCTAGACAATAATTTATTATACGCAAGTTCTGTTACACAATCTTTATCTGTTGCTTTTAGGCGATCATCATGTGGAATTTTTGGCAAACGATCGTTAACAATTTCTGAAATTTCAGAAAAGTTTACTAAATCTACTTTTTTATTGTCTTTGCAATGTGTAATTTCAGGAAATAAAACATCAATCATACCCATCCAGCCTTCGTTTTTAAGAGGAGAAATATAAACTGCTGGATTCATATATGTTCCGCCAAATGTGTTTGGATCCAAATAGAACACTCTGTTTGTGTCATCGCGTCCTTCATTTTCAATTTGATATTGCATTCGACTCATTCCTAAAATTGAATCGTCTTTAATGATATTACGATATATTGTATTCCCATCTTCGTCTTCTGATTCTATTTCAGCTTCTCCGTATGGCATTCCAGAATCTCGAAAGCCGGGACCTAAAACATATTCTACATCGTCTTCAGATAAATTATCGTATTCTGCCCCATAAGTAAATGCGGCCTCATTATCTCCAACTTCAAATAAAATTTCTTTCATTAAATCATTCATTAAAGAATCGTAAAAAGACTTTACTTCGTCTAATTCTATTTCAGCGTTTTTATTGGTTATTAATTCTCTCAACAAAACAACTTGAGGAATATAATCAGATTTTTGTCTAAAACATTCATTAAATTTAGGATAGTTTTCATCTTGTATATCATCAATTGTGGTGTCTTCAAAATATATTTCATCATATCTTTCGGTAACTACTTTACTTTCATCATTATCAGATCCAAATGGATTTTTCAAACCATCGTCAACTACATTTGAAGCATTAGGGGATACAATTTTAGCGCCAGGATTGAATTTTTTTTCAATTAATAATCTTATATTATCTTTAGGGCGATTCACTGTGACTGGAGTTGCTGCTGGTTGGCTTCCGCCGGGAATATTTCTGGTTGTATAAAGATCTGAAATAAAAACGCTTATATCAAATCCATATGAATAGGCAGAATTTGATGAATTTTCTCCGTATCTATATCCTTTCGCATTATCTTTAAAAATTAATTTCATGTCTGGGGTGGATTTTCTGGCCTTTCTTACTAATTTTATTTTTTTAGATTCCCACTTAATTGATGTTGTAGAAAATAAACCTAAATCAGGCAATTCCCATAGATTTACTTGTGGCGTGTCATAAAGACCACTAGTAAGCCCCATGGTGCTGAAATCGACTAAAGATACTTCTTTTTCTCCAATACTATTATTGCTTACAAAATTTAAAGATTCATGTAAATCAGAAGTTGTTGCCCATCCAAGATCATTAAAAGAATCATTAATTTGATACTGAAGCCACTCTGCAACTTTAGAAGGATATGCTCCTCTTTGTCTTTGAATCATCGGAACACGACCATCATTATCAGAGGCTCCGTCAATATAAAAATCAACGTATCGGTTTTGAAAAAAGTTTTTTCTGTGGTGTGCCGTGAGTGGATTACCAAGAGTATCGGACATAATCATGTTAATCATACCCCAGCGACTTTGACCAGGGCCATTGCCTATAAAATCGGTTGTGTACGCAAGTTTAATTCTTTTCATTTCATTGTCAATAACATCCATGGAAGAATTCATCATATCTTCTGTTTCAAAAGGAATCAAACCATTGTTGCAGCCAGGATCTGATACTATATCAGGTAGCGCTAATGCGTTTGGAACACCAAGATGAACTAAATCATTTATCTCATCTAACGAAGCTCTAAGTCTATCTCTATCTTGCTCACACATTAACGCCGCTTGATCCGGAGTCGCACGACCAGACAACAAAGAAGCTCTTCTTTCACAAAAATCTTCAAGGTCTTCTTCAGTGGCACATAATGAGGGATTAGCTGGTAAATTACTAATTGGTTCTTGTTCCAGCTGATCTGCCATGGCATCTCGCAAATCAACAGGCATTAAATTACCTATATTATTGAAAAAATCTTCAATGCTTTGTTTGTTAGAAACATTGCCTCTAAAGTCTGAATATTCAAATTCTATCAGTTGATCGATAATTTGTAAAAATTCAGCTGATGGATTTCCTAACATTGCTGACATAAATTCTGATTGCGTTGTGGATGATGATATATCTCCAACAAATTGATCTACTCTTTCTTGATTTGCCAAAGCTTCAGGATTGAAACCAAGTTTTTCAAAAAGATCATTAATTGTATCATTGATTTGATTTTCATCAGCGTCATCGCCACAAATAGTGTTTCTAATAATATTTTTAAATTCATCTCTTCCGCCAAATCCAGAATTATCACCTGCAATAGCGTTAGCGCCTAATGAAGTTACTGCTCCTAGTCCTGTACATAAAGCTGAACCAAGTAGCTTACATATCTTAGATAACATCTGAATAATAATTTTTAATATTAATTCAACCATGCCAGCCTTTAAAAGATCAAACAAAATTTTTGGAAAATCAAATATTTCTGGTATCCAGCCAAAAGGATTTTGAATTTTTGGAGATACTATATTGAAGGGCGTGCTGCAGTCTACAAGTCTAAGACTTTGCATAAAATCTGGTATAGATGGCTCAATCACAGGGTCCTGGGGACAATCCATAAATTTAATTGCTTTTGCGATTAAACGAGCGCCTGGATATTTGTTAAGCATATTTAATACCAAAATCATTTCGCCAGAATAGTAATCCACCAAGGCCAATATATAAGCCTCAATTAATACATTCTTATTTAAGGTAGTGTTAAGGCCGGCCTCTGATTGTGTAAACTTTACATTGCTTAAAAGTGTTTTTCTATCTGTTTGTTGTGGGGTCGAAGTTATGCTAGTGTCTTGCGTTCTATTTGAACTTGGGGTAGTTTGATTTCCTTCTGAAAGATCTTGTGGTGTTTCGTTTTCTTCAGGTATATCACTCGTTTCATTAAAAGGATTTAACGAATAAGCTTGTAGAGATTCTTGATTAGCAGTTCTTGAAATTTCTTCTGCAAGACCTCCTTCCGGAAAAACTTCTCCGTTTTGAAGTTTTCTTTCGGCTAATAATTGTATTTCTCTCGCTGCGTTTGGTGGTAATGTTTGAGTAAAGAAATCTGTTAAGTTTTCCATTGACATTCCTTTTAAAGCAGATTTTACAATACTTGATGCCGCTTCTTCAAAAGTTAAGCCTTTCATTAAACAATTTGATGTTTCTATTAATAATTCAAACATTCCGCAAAGTTTAATTTTGTCAAGGCCCTCTGTCCAAATATCTTCTAATGAAAAAGATGAAAATCCATTTGTCATACCAGCGGAATCTAAAATACCAGCACACAAACTAGAAAATATTTGATCTTCATCTTCCATTGTAGCAAAAGCTTGCTCAGTAGCCATTTCGAGTATTGTTTTATTCGCGCGATCAACATCGGGTGTAACCTGCAGCCCTAAATCTACATCTTCTTCCTCAAGCTCATCAACTTCGTTCAAGCAATTGTTTTGTTTGAATTTTGCAACTATGGCATCTCCAATACTAAACGTTGAGTCAAGCAAATCTTGTCCTAGTTGTTTACTTTCTTTTGCTAGTGTAGCATTAATACAACTACGTGAATTTGGCTGAGGCTGTACCGCTTGAACAGTGTGATAGACTGGAGGAAACGTGTGTTTTACAATAAATTCTTTCCAGTCTGGGCCTTCACGCGATTGAAGTTCTGCATCCATTTCATTTAAATTGACAAAATATGCCACGGCAGTTGGATCTCTAAACGCTTCTTTTTTGCTTAATGATTTAACTTTTTTACTTCCATATATGATTGATTCTTCGCCACAACCAATGGTAAAAACTTGAATTGTTTTTAATTTATATTTTGAATCAAATTCAAATTTTAATTTATCGACTTGCTCTTGAAAAAGACCACCTCCGCCTAGTCCAACTATATTAAAGCCTCTAGCGGATAAAAAAGAATCTATTTCATTAGCTATAGAGCCAAGTGTGGATTTTGAAAATTTTCCCGAATCACCATAATTATGAAGATTGAATACCGCATTACTATCTTCAATAAGAATATTCCCACTTTCAAGTGCTCTAAACGCAGTTAAATATTTTGAATATAAGCGTAATGCTTTTCTTACTCTTATAATTTTTGGTTTTATATCTGCTGCATTAATTGTCATAGATATACTGCCGCCAGTGGATATATTATCTTCTTCGTCTTCGTCATCTGAAGATTCTCCTCCGGTGTCGTCTGGCACGCTTTGTAAATCAGCAAACGGAATGGAATATAATAAAGTTAATCTTGAATTAGGTCGAGAATCTAAATAAAATTGTTCATATTCTAATTTTGGTAATAGTAAAATGCGAGAATTTTCTGAAATTTCTTTGTTGTTTTCTGCTAAAATAGACTCCAATGCAGCAACAGCATATTCTTCAAATCTTGCATTTGTTCCTTCGGCAGCTTCTTCTTCAGTGACTTCAGTTTTCTGTAAAATAGAATAATCCATTGTTGATGTGTATCTAGTAACAACAGATACTTGATATTTGCATTCTTTTTCGTTAAAAAATGCTGAATCAATGTCCAAATCTTTCCAGTTTGGAACAGAAGCGTATGGATTTTTTACACAATCAGGGCACTTAAATGATTCTGGTACGCTTACCACCTCATTACAAACGTCTATAAGTAAATCGCCATCTTTGTCTTGTAATTTTAAAATATCAGATATTGTCATTTTTTTACCTAAGTTGCATAAACAGATCTACTACAAATATATTTATATCCAAATGGTTCACAATAATTAGCTGCCCACATATTTGCATTAATACGAGTTTGATATGTGCTATTGATCACCATTTGCACTAATTGAATTGCTGACGCTGATCCTGCTACTCCTTTATGTGCTATATTGAGCGGAAATAAATCAAGCCCTAATGCTGCATTTGCTGCGGCTTGAATAGTGGCCATATTTTGCACTGATTGTATTAATGATTCAAAAAGAGTAACAAGTTCTTTTAAACCATCCGCTAAATTTTGACTTCGAGTCACTGGCTGGATTACATTAATAAATTGTTGTTTTTGCGGAATTGATCTGTTTCTCATAAATGTAAGAAAGTCTTTTGTAAATACTTCTCTAGTACCTTCAACATTCCCTGCTATAAGTTCAATTTTTGGCTGGATTTGTTTTATTGTTCCTCCAAGAGAGTTGGTTTCTCCATTTTGAAATCCTTCAAAAGGAGCTTTTCCAGTAACAATTTTAACGCCCTCTCTGCCAACAAGTCTAACAGCATCTGCCTTAATGCCTATAGCTGATCTAGATTTAATATTACCAGCAATACCATCAACAATTCCAAAATTATTATCAACATCTGTTAATTGGCTAATGTAAATTCTTGCAGCGTCAGCACCAAAATTAGGATTTACAATAGTTGATCTTGCTGTTGTGTTAACATTTTGTGCAGAGGACATTCTGCCTACTACAATATCAATAGTGTCACAATTTAAAGCTCCTTTTCCTCCGTAACCAGAGGCAAGAGTTGAGGGCCTATCTTTGCCAAAAACAATAAAAGCATTTTTTTTGCTTATAACCTTTTGGCCAGGAGCAGGTCTTAAAGAAATTCTCGGAGATAAACCATCTGTTTGAAATAAACCTGAATCAGATGGAAGATCTCTTACTGGTAGACCTGCCTGTAATCTGTCAAATAAACGCAAGCGAGGACGCGGGGAAGGCGTATCTGGATCTGAATCTGTGCCTTGATTTGTTCTTTGTGCTCTTAAATTTGCCGATTGTTCTCTATCTCTTACAATATTAGATTCTTCGCTCTCTCTTTGATTAAGACCGAATCTATTGCCGTCAAAAATTTTACGTGGTGACATTTTAATACCTTAATAATAAATACTATGTTGCTTCTTTACAGGCTATCTCAGAATACATCTTTGGCATCGTAAAATCCACTGCATCTTCTAATACTGAATTAATCGCTTCTTTTGTGGTTTTACCAGCAAGTTTTGATTTACAATTATTATACCATTCAATTGAATAAGTATTGCTTGAAGGATTACCAGCAATAAATTTTTTAAACCAATCTTTCATTATAGCAATAAATCTATTTGGCCGGTCGCGACCGGTTGGCCAAGAACTTGGTATTGTCGGATCAAGGAATGGATTGTACTCCGTTCCTGCAGCTTCAGCAGCTTGAATTTGTGCGGTAGTCCAGCCGCCTGTGGTGTCTGGTTCTCTAGTAGTTGAAGTACCATCAGGAGAAAGTACAGTGCGGCTGTTATTTGCCCAGAACTCAAAATGAATATGATCGCCTAAAGAGGCGCCTGTGTTGCCAACTTGGCCTATCTGCATTCCTATTATAACTTTAGTTCCTACTTCTATTCCTTGCGTGACAGAATACAAATGAGAAAATTGAACCGAATGAGATCCAGCTCCAAGGCCGGCCTTGATTTCAGAAGTGCATTTTATTCGTACAAAATTGCCTCTGCCGCCGCCACAACACCCGCTAAAGCCGGCATCAACGCACGGGTCCGGGGCTATACAAAGCGATTGTCCAGATCTGGGATACACATCCATTACCACTCCATTGCATAGTGAATATGCCGGTGGATTTCCACGAACATTTTGAATATCAACTCCATTGTGCCACTTATATCTGCCTGGTGGAAGTTCTCTATACCCCCAATCAGCGCCAGATGACGAACCAACTGTGTGGCCGGGGGCTAATAAGTCTTCTGGCCTTGTAGCAAATGAAGTTTCGCTCAACACTGGAGCAGCTGCTCCTAAAGCTGAAGTAGCTGCGGCGCCACCAAAAATTGTTCTTGTTGAGGCACACAATTCAGCGTCAGTTAAGGGCGCGCCAACATTATTGTCGGCTAAGCCAACAAATTTACCAAATTGTAAATTATATGAGTGCACATTTTTTTCTAACTCTACTCTAACTTTGTCACCAACGTTAGGAAGACCCTCGCTTGAACGGGTATAATCGTCTGAAGAAACAAACGTTGTATGCAAATTGACAACTCGCATAATTGCTCTTTGTTCTTCGGTAGTGGCGCCGTTCATTTTACAAGGATCTGGCAAGTAGTCATGCGGTGATGGGTTTCCTAAAATTCGTGCTTTAAAGGCAAATTTGCTCAGGCGACCTTCTTCAGTGTTTCTTCTTGTTTGGACATCACCTTCGTCAGTTATTTGAGCGTCGACAAGATAAAATGGCCTGCTTAGTATAATTGCTTCGAAGACGGTCTTGTCGCCAAAAGAATCATATTGCATTCTTCTCCTAACAGAATTAGAATATAAATCCATTGCCTCTTCTGGTCTTGAAAAATCGGTTGCATTTAAAAATTCTCTAACGGGCATTTTAATTTTCCTTATACTAAATTAACAAACTGCACTACCGATTTCCACATAGTAAGTGGTTGGAAACGTTCCATTTGCATCTGCAAGCTCTGTGCCATCACGCATATCTCTAGCGCCTCCGGCGCCTCTTAAGTGAGCAGAAGCTAGCATTCCTCCTACATCGTTAGGATTGCTTAAATCTAACTTATTGTTGCGACGAAGATAAGAAAAATGAGTATTTGAATGACGACGGATTGCGTCTTCTTGGCAACCATTTTTGTTTGCAAGATAATCAGCTTTGTTGTTAACTCCGTTTTGGCCAGTCCAATTAGAATCATTGTCAATAACGCTATCAGTGGTAGGTCGGCATGCCTCAGATTGACCTTTGCAGTCGCCCATAGAATTCCAACTTCCAGTTCTTAAATACCCAGCAGTCTCTAAAGCAGCAACTCCAAATTGATAATGCCCTAAATATCCCGCTGAGTTTACCGTAGAATAAGACGGCGCTTCGTGAGCGCGAACGGCAGCTAACCAATTCTCCCACGAAGTTGGTCCTAAGTATTGTTCAATGTCTGTTGAAGACTGGTTGCCAGGAGGGCATTGTCTTGTTAATTTAAAACAATTAAAATCTATAGTTCTTCTTTCGCCAGCAGTTCCCATTCTTTCACCACAAGCGCCAGCAGTAGAATATGTTAAAGATGTAGAAAGCGCACCACCAAAAATTGTTCTTGTTGAGGCGCAAAGTTCTTCATTAGTTAAAGGAGCGCCAACATTATTATCTGCCAAACCAACAAATTTACCAAATTGTAAATTGTACGAATGAACATTTTTTTCTAACTCTACTCTAACTTTGTCGCCAACATTTGGAAGACCGGTACTAGATCGGGTGTAGTCATCTGAAGAAACAAACGTTGTATGCAAGTTAACAACTCGCATAATTGCGCTTTGTTCTTCTTCTGTTTCTCCATTCATTTTGCATGGATCAGGAAGATAATCATGTGGAGATGGATTTCCTATAATTCTAGCTTTAAACGCAAACTTTGATAGTCGGCCTTCTTCTGTGTTTCTTCTTGTTTGAACATCGCCCTCATCGGTGATTTGGGCATCAACAAGATAAAATGGTCTGCTTAATATGATAGCCTCAAAAATTGTTTTTTTACCAAAAGAATTATATTCTACTCCCCTTCTAATTGTATTAGAGTACAAATCCATTGCTTCATTAGGACGGGAAAAATCAGTTGCGCTTAAAAACTCTCTAACAGGCATTTTAAGTTTCTCCCTGAATTAAATCAAACAAGCTATCTTTATCTTTTGCAGAAAGCTCCATAGTATCCTTCTGTCCTTTATGACGGATACCAATTAATTTAACTAGTTGCTCGTTAGATCTTTGAAGAGTCTCAATATGCTTAGCTGCAACTGGGCTGAGGTATTTATTTTGTTCTGCGTCAGACGCTATTTGGTTGGCAATTTCATTTAAGAACTCTCTAGCGGCTTTTCTATCGTTTCTAATGTTGTCAAGCGCTTCGTCTATTAAGGATTCTAAATCTTTGCTGCTCATAACTCTCCATTTTCCCAACCTTGCTTGAACACGCTATATTTTTTACGAAACTTTTTTAACGAATTGACAATTTGTTTTGTATTCAAACCGGTAATTTCTCTTAGGTATAAATAAATAGCCTTTTTGTTAAAAATATCGATGTCCTCTTTTGATTCAAAAAGTATTATGATTGCTTTGTATACTTTTAAATCGTTCTCTTTCATAGAAGACGCGTCCCATGATTTTAATTCAACATAAAATGATTGCCAAAATTCATCGTGCTCTCTTTCTGTTAGATAAGAAACATTGGTTGAAAGATATTCTTCCTCAAATTTCTTAGAAATATTACCATAATCAACTTCGCGTTTGTTTTGTTTTTGTTGTTTTTTAACTTTATGAATAAACCAATTTTTTGTTATAACAGAAAAGTAGGAGAATGCTTTAGAACCTTTGCTTGGATCATACTTATCAAGAATGGTCATTAGCCATATTTTACACTCATCTCTTAAAGAATCACAATTTGGCAAATTAGTAAATTTATAAGTAAATACGATTTTGTCCACCATTTCATTAAACGCTGGTTGAATCCATTTGATATAAAGATCTGTTCTAACTTTAATACAATTAGTGCTTGCGTATTGTATGATAGCGTCTTCGTGTTCTTGAGTAAAATAATAATTTTTACGTTTCGAGCGCGTTCTCTTCTTCTTCTTGATTGTCATCGATTAAATTATTTCCTTCATTTGTTTCTTCCGTCAGCGAATAAATGTACTCAAATGTTTCTAATTGCTCATTAAATGAAATTGCGTGCTGTAAAAGCCCATTCAATGTTTCATCTCCGTAAAAACTTTCTAACTCATAAACCGCTTTAAGGTGAGCAGCAAATGAATTCACCATTTGTTGAAAATCACCCAATTCCTCAGAAACGGATAAAAGTTGTAATATGGCTGTTCTAACATAAATTATCAAACCTATGTTTAAAATAACTGAAAATGTTAGTAACGCTGAAAGTATAATATCAAGTCTGCTCATAGTCTTCGCTTTTTGCTTCTTTAATTTGTTCTTGTAAAATCCTACGATTTTCTTCAATATATTCTTTTGTCAATTCGCCAACTTTGTCTTGGCTAATTTGAATATCGCTTTTTATAATAATCGGCGTTGACAAAAGCTTTTCCATGCTTTGAGTGGCGTCACACTTAGGGCAATCAACCAGTACTTCATTGATTCCGTGAACTAATGTAAAAGTAAGTGTGCACTCATTACACATATACCTATATCTAGGCATTTCTTGGCTTAGCCATTTTTACCAAATCTTCGTTTGTGATTTGGCTGTTATCTGTAAATCTAACAGTTGGGGGGTTGGTTACGGTTAGTCCTTCACCAGTGTCCTCAAGTTTAAAACCTTTAAGAATTGGAACAATATCCAACTCATTTAAAAGGGATTCCTGTAAAGCCATCATAATAGCTCCTAACGCTTGATCTGATAATTGCATTTCTTTCTCCTTTACCATTTAAAATTGTTTTTATAATAATCAACTATGTTGATAATCTCTTGATCAAATTGTTTTTTTGGCTCCCAGCCAAGTAATCGGAGCCGGCTGTCGTCTAATGCATAACGAACATCTTGTCCTTCTCTAACATGTGAAAGATCAAGATATTCATCCCAGTTTCTTTTTTCCTCAAAGTAACATTCAAAAATTTTAATCGCAGTATCAATATTTTTTTGTTCAAATCCACCAGCAACATTATAGATGTTATCAACGGCACCCGACTCAATTAGTGTTATTACTGCCTCTGCTGTATCATCTGAGTGCAGCCAATTTCTAATTGGCTCTCCTTTGTCGTGTAGCTTAATTTTTTTACCACGCATCAAGTTTTTGACCACTAAAGGAATTAATTTTTCTGGATATTGACCGATGCCGTAATTGTTTGTTGGGCGTAAAATTATATAATTTATTCCATAAGTTCTTGCCCATGCAAGTATCAACATATCAGCAGCAGCTTTTGATGCAGAATATGGATTGCTAGGTTTAAGAATGTCTGTTTCGCAATGAACACCCAAGTCAATATCACCATATACTTCATCAGTGCTAAAATGAAAAAATATTGGTCGATCACTAACGTTGTGCTGTTTGTTACGAATAAGATCTAGTAAATTTTTAACTCCAACAATATTAGATTGCAAGAAATCTGAGCTATCAATAATACTATTTCCAACGTGAGACTCAGCAGCTATGTTAATTACGTAATCACAATCAGGTAAGTGCTTTAATCTTGCTATATCTTTTCTTATAAATGAAAAATTTTCATAATTATTAAATTCATCTAAAAACTCAACATTGGCTGCATATGTGCATTTATCAACACCATATACCTTCCATCCTTTTTCAAGGCACTTTCGAGTTACATAAGAACCAATTAGACCAAGACAGCCCGTAATAACAACTAGCTTCATCTAGTCTCCCTTGATGATCCTATGGCTATCTGAATCAAAATGCTCTGTTGAAAATTCAAATAATTCACTATCTTCAAGTGCGACCATTTGGTGTCTTAAACCGGTGGCTACATGAAATTTTTCTCCTGGATTAAGGATGATTTGATTTGCTTGCTCAATATCATCATTTCTAGAGTAGTAGACAATCATCTTGCCCGATTGTAAATAAAAAACTTCATCTTTAATCTTATGAAAGTGCCAAGAACACCGCTTGCCTTTGTTAAAAAACAAAAGCTTACCGCAGTACTCAGGACAATTTACAATCCAACGTTCCCATCCCCAGCCCTTTGGAACATGCTTCATTGGTAGTGGTTGTTTCTTTTTGCTCATTGCTTAACTTCCTTATAAATATCAAAAAACTCAGCGTCTTTAACGCCCTTATCGTCAACATAAACATCACCTGATGGTTTTCCTAAAAACAATGAGTGATATTTTACTCCCCAAGTTTCTAATTGTTGAACGGTGTAATCATAAAATAGCACATATGCAGCTGTTTGATTATTGTTGGTTCTTCCCATGCCTCGCGCTGTTTGTAAAACAATCGTATGGCCCTCATCATAAAGACTATTGACCATTTGTATACGAGATTCAATTGGTTCAGCATAATCGTAATCGCCTTCTGAATTACTACAAATAGTTCCATCTATATCGAAAACATAAGTCAATTGCTTTTCTCCAGTATGCTGGTGGTTGAATACCCCTCTATTCTATCAAAAAACTTTAATTCTGTGCAATATTCCTCACCTACAACATTTTTACCTTTCCAATCTGAGCCAATTACCATTACATCAGGCTGTAGTTGTCGTATTTCTTGCTCTAATCCTTCGCGTGAGCTAAAAACAACAACCTCATCGATATACTTAATACACTCTAAAGCAAACTTTCTGTCTTCGACACAATTATGTGGTCGGCTTGGGCCTTTGTCATTGCGAACTTTTTCATCCGAATCAATGCCGACAATTAATTGATCACCAAAAGACTTAGCATATTTAAACATTTCAAAATGACCGCGATGTAAAACATCAAAACAGCCATTAGTCCAGACAATTTTCATTTTATCTCCATATTTTGACATCGGGCATTGCGGTGTATTTTCTATATAAAGAGCCGTATACGTTTTCTATTTCATCTTTAAATACACTATTTCGCCAATCAGTTTTTCTTAATTTAAAATCATCAAAATTTAATTTATCAAATCCAAATCCTAAAAACTTTCTAAGTTTATCAATATTTTCAGGCTTTGACATAGTTTCATATTTTATTGTAATCATCTTGATGTCTAAACTATTATTTATAATTCTATCAAAATGATGTTCATATTGTAAAAAATCACATCTCAACATTAATTCTTGATAATTGTTTTTTTGAAAATCGCTTGGTGCATATTTTTTCATAGAGTTTCTCACAGCAGGTGAAAAAGAACAATCAGGACCACTCATGTGGATTGCAAAACTATTATGACAATTTTCAATAATATCAATTGGCAAAGGGTTTATTTGATTATCAGAAAGTTTATAGCCAGGATTTTTGTTTTTTTCATATCCCGACTCTGGCCATCTATTGAAAAACGAAGTAACACTATTGTAAGGATTTGCTATGAGGTGTATAAAAATATCTGTGCTTTTTAGTTCGTTGTGCTGGTACAAAAAATCAACATTTCTATCATGTGTTGATAAAACATGCATGCCTTGTTTGAAAAGTTGTTTTTGATATTCTTTATTGTAATTTGGATCCGAAGGGTGTGGATTAAAACACTCATTGATTTTACTATTAAGATATCTGTTGCCTACCCTTGGGTAGCATAGGATCATAATCTTCACTTAAGTTTTCCTGTTAAAATATCTTTAAGCATAACCCAGTCGCATGCCTTCGCCCAAATAGGATTTGTAAACGCAGCAGGCTCATTTTTTTCAAAAAAATAATGACCACTCCAAGCAAATGGATACACCACAAACGGTGCAGCTAATAACGCCCACCACCAGCCAACATAAATTGAAAATGCAACGTAGCTAATTGTTGCCATCTGTCCGAGTACATGTAAATATCTATTTGTTTTGTTCTGGTGTAGTGTGAGATAGTATTCGTAATATTCTTTAAACGTCATTGATTGTATTAACTCCTTTTTGTTGCACAACTTTTGTTGCGCAATCGTTTGCGTATTTAATTGCAATAAAAATATCTCTATCATTCAAATAGCTATAAACTAAAGCAGAAAGAAACGAGTCGCCTGCACCTGTTAGATCTTTAATCTCGACTTTATCAACAGGAAATATCAAGCTTTTATAAAAGCAACCTTTTTCGCCAGCTGTAACTATTAACTTGTCCGAAATCCAATCAAAATCTTTAATAGATGTCCGTGTTTTATTATGTTCAACTTCGTTGATTTTAATAAAATCAACATCCATGGCCCAATCATCGATAATTTTTTTGGTATCTAAAAAAACAAGCGGGTGGCTGGCTGCGATTGTTTCTATGTCATGCTCTAGTAGAAATCCTTTGTTATAGTCAGAAATAATGACTGCGTTGTAATCTTCAAAATTAATATCGGATATGTTTTCAATTCTGTCTACTTTTTGCTCTCCGGTATCAACACGAACAATCATATGATTTGTTTTCTTTTCCACGTATCTTGTTTTTACAATCTCAGCAGAATTAGTAATCAAATCACATTCAATACCAAAAGACAATACATTCTCATAAACATTGCCCGCCATGCCTCTGTTAGACTTTCGATGTGTCTCAACAAAAACAGGCACGGGGGCTGCAGGAGCTAGACGATCACAATTTCCATAAATAAATACGTCTTCGCAACTATCGCCTATAACAAGGACTTTCATCACTCACCTTTAATTACGCTACAAATATAATCAATATCTTCGTTTGTAAGCTCAGGATAGTTTGGTACAAAAAATCCTCGCGAGTGAATAATGTTACTCATTTCATCATCAAATTTGCCGTATCTACGCACCCAAAAAGGATGAAGACCTAAGTTACCAGCACTAAAAATTCTTGTCTCAATTTTGCTGTCAACTAATCTATTGACAATTTCTGTGCGGTGTTCTTTGCTGGTGGCCAGCGCTCCAAAAGAAATAGATACCGGCTTATGGTTTCGCCAATCTTGAAACTGAACATGCCCCTCAAGATTCTGTGCATACCGAACGTGATTTTCATATCTTCTTTGTGCGACCCACTTAGCCTTTTCCATTTGCCTAATGCCAATAAATGCCTGCAAGTCTGTAGAGCGTAAGTTAAATCCAGCAACGAAGAAAGTAAACGGTTTATGAAAATCATCAATGCCGTGTTCCTCGATCATGCCATCATATGTTTCTTGATCTAAATCCTTACCCCAGCCATGACTACGAAGCATTAGCATCAAGTCATATAATTCCTTGCTATCTGTGTTTACCATACCGCCTTCAATTGATGAAAGTTGGTGGCCAAAGTAAAAAGAAAAACTAGACATGTCGCCAAGTGTTCCGACCATAGATCCATCAGAATACTCAGCACCGAGTGCAGCGCATGAATCTTCCAAAAGAATAAATCCATACTTTTCTTTTAGCTCCATCATTCTTTCTTTGTAGTGGGGCACTCCCAAAACTTGAACAAAAATAACGGCGTCAGGACAATCATCCTCACAAAGTTTTTCAAGCTGATCTAGATCCATGCCAAATGTATTTGGATCTGCGCCTACCATTACTGGCTCTAAACCAAACTGAATTGCTGGAGATAATGTGGTGACCCATCCTACAGATGGAACAGCAATCTTTTTATTCTCAATATGTCCATTGTGCAGCGCAGCATAAACCATCAAAAGATTAGCTGATGAGCCCGAATTGCAAAAAACAGCGTATTTAGTTCCAACATAGTCAGCCCATAGTTTTTCAAATTCTAAAGTTAAATCGCCCTTTGTAAGTTTTGGGTATGACTTAAGCCATTCGCTAAGCGCATCAATATCTTCATCGCTAATTGTCTCCATAGCAAGAGGATACTTAATATCGTTTGCTCTAAATTTTTTATATGTCATTGTGATTATCTCTCCTCAACTAATTTTAACATATCATTAAATTTTTGTGTTAATGATTTTAATCTATTATGTAAATTATGTATTTTTAATCTCGCATCTATTGTTTTGTGCAATTTGAAATCAAACAAGCCTGCATAATCACATGAAGGATTTGGACAATTATATTCTTGTCCTGAAAAAAAATAAGACACATCACACCCTTCAACGGCGCAATCTGTCCAAAGATCAAAATCTTTACAATACTTGTCATTATTTTTAGCTAAAATTCTAGCAAACATGGGCTTATCAGGATGATGAGGGCACGTTGGAGGTTTTACAGATTCCATATTAATATCTTCAAACTTACACTTTGGACAATCCATCATTACTTGTGTGCAAGTTGGCTCTATCAAATCACATGATTTTTTTAATGAAATCATTTCAGCTGCTAAATAATTAATCGGGTCTGCCATCGATTCAAAGCTAATTCTTGATGGAGCATATTTTCTATAAACGTTATTGTTAACAAGTATATTAACATATTTATTTATAACTTCTTCCTCTTTTTTATATAGCGCGCCTGCCATTTCACACTCTGAACTAATATTTTCACTATTTTTATTAGTCTCATCTTTTTCTCTTATATAATCTGAATTGTTATTAGCCCACGACCAGTGCGCTACTTTAATTTCAGATAAGGATAATACGAAGCCGGCCCTTCTATAAATTTCTCCAAGGCCATAATCAGCACCCCAAAATTTCCATTCATGAGGTGCGAAAAAATTTAATTTTTCAAAAGCTTCGCGAGTTATAATTGGAAAAGAACATCGACAAATAGAAAAATCTTGAAAATCATTATCTCCACAATCAATATTAATGTAAAATGCTTTTTGTCCAGGCTTCCAGCAATAAAAATGATTTGCTAATTGTCCATGTTCTACAAATTTTTCAAACTCATTTACTTTGTTTAATAAAACATCATCCCAATTATCTACAATAATCTCTACATCATCAGCGATGCCCCAAATTAAATCTCCAGAAGACTTGGAGGCACCAAATGTTAAATAATCTCTATTAAAAAACTTGCTTCTTTCTCTTGTTATCAGTTTTATTGTTTTGTTTTCAGACAAGTTGTTGTTATAAAATTCTATAGTCTCATCGTCATCATCATCAACAATTAAAAGAAGCTCAAACACATCTGTATTTAAAAGATTGCTAGAGCCACGTTCGTACAAACTGTTAACAAATCTTTCTAACATTTTTGGGCGCCCTCTTGTTGGGCATATCATAGATATTTTTTGCCTCATTAATCACCCAGAAGCTTACGCTTAAGTTTAATCTTGGTAGATTTTTCTACATTTTTCCTTGCTTTAACGCCAAACTTATCTTCAAGTAATTTAAGATATGACTGATCGGTGTGGTATGTCATCCAAGCTTTATCTCTAAATGCAAGAATCTGCTTTGCTGTAAGGTTGTCATTCGATAAGTTTAACGTTTCATATGCATGCTGGCTATAGCCAACATATGTATCAGGAAGCTTCCAACCTTTCTTTTTTGCTGTGAGGTGTAGTGGGCTACCGGGATATGCCATGGCGCAATACATATTAGTCATTTCTGTTTTGTGCTCTAGTGCAAAATCTAACGTTGCCTGTAGTGATTCCTCAGTATCCATTGGTAAGCCAAAAATATAGTTTCCGCCAATGTTGATACCGGCATTTCTAACTTCGTTCATAATATCAAGAATACGAACTTCTTTAAATCCATCTTTGTGAATTTCTTTTCTAAGCACCTGATCTGGATTTTCAATACCAAGCCCAAGCCAGTTTACACCAGCTTTCTTTAGTGTTTCTAAATACTTTGGCTTGCAAGTATCAATTCTAGAATATGCCCAGATATTAAAACCATAATCTCTTTCAATTAACATCTCACATATCTTTAAAAAGTGTCGCGGATTAAGAACAAATAATTCGTCTGCAATCTTGACGTTTTTAACGCCCATTGCTGCAATCTCATCAAATTGTCTAATCATAAACTCAGGCTCCCAAAACCTAAACACATTACTATCAGCGCTAGCTATGTCTAGTGCGGGATTTGTTCTGTTGATAATATTAATCATACAAAATGAACACCTAAAAGGACAACCCAGGCTTGTGTATAACGCTGCAAACGGAGCATTTTCCGTATTATTTGACCAAGAGTGCCAACCAGCAGTTCTATATTTGCTAATATCTGGTAGCAAATCCCACGCCATACCTGGCAAGTCACGTGATAAGTCTTTCTTAGCAACAATTATAGACGGCTCATTTAATACAGGCGTTCCGTCGACCTTGTATCCTAATCCCTTTACTTTGTTTATTTGAGATTGATCATCTAAATTGTTAATTGATAATAACCCGCTTATTGTATAGACACCCTCATTTTGACAAATCATATCAATGCTAGGTTCTTTTAGTGTTTCTCGCGGCAATGCAGCCACGTGACCGCCAACAAAAAGTGTTCTTAGGTTAGGAGCAATCTTTTTTAATTCATCAGCCAGACCAACCGCTCCGTGCATATTCTGTGTTGATGCAGACGGCTGTTGGCCATATACGACAAAACATGCAATTCTTGGATTCACATCTTTAATTACCTGAGCAGCTTCAATGTAATTTAACCTTTCTGCTTCGCAATCTAATATTTGACTACCAAATCCATTAGAACGGCAATGTTGTGCCAGCATAGCAGCCCAAATCGGAGGCTCAATTGCAGAATAATCATTACTAAGATCTTGATAAATCTTTTTTGATGCGTTTGGGTGTATAAATAAAATATCTAATTGTCTATTCATTTTCAATACCTAAATCTAAAACGTGTAAATTAGTAGGATGTTTAAATCCACCTTCGCTATCGACAAACTGGTCGGCGCCGTCAGGAAAAAAGAACAACTTATGACTGCCAAGTGTAGACAACGTTTCTTGACTTGCTCTCTCGTTTTCTCTCCAGTGGTGAATTTTTTCTGGGTCTCTATTGTCACCAGGGCGACGAAGCACAAAAGTAGTGTCAATAGAAATTCTACTTTGTGCATTAGCAAGTCTAGTGCTAGAGTGTAAGCCAGCAAAATCCGCCAACAAAATCGTACCTTTTGATGGCACATATTCTAATTTTGTATATTTTTTAGCTATGTCTTCTCCATCTTTATATGAAGGCAGTGCTCCTAGCCAGCTTTCCTCAAAGGTTTCTGGAGGATCATAAAACGCTACATGATTTCTTTCTATATCTCCAAAAATTGGAATATGAACAGTGACACTTTCACTCGACTCTCCAGCCCAGCTATCAGAGTGTATATGCTCTGTAGGGTGATGTCTCAGCATGTTTGCTTGATTTACTGCCCCTTGTTTATAGCGCAGATTTAAAGGAATGTGCCAAGAGGATATCAAATCATTAATACCAAGCGAATCAATAATTGACGAAAAAGCTCGCACTAATAAATTGTATTCTAAAATATTATATCTTTTTGGAACAACCATTCCGTTAGGAGTGATATTGGAAATTTGCTCATATTGTTCATCAAGAGTTTTTAGCAATTCAAATTCATCATGAACATAACAATCACCACTGAAACCTCTGGAAATATAAAGCGCTGCAGCAGTTTGTAGCTTTTTAAATAAATCAGGTCTAATCTCATGTGCCACAAGCAACGCTCCGACTCTATCGTGCTCAAACCTTGATTGAAAAATATCAAATGCATCTATTCTGTTTTGTAAACTCAATTGTAAATCCCCATAATTTGTAAAACTCGTTGCGTAATTTGTTCTGCTGAAGGAGGTAGATTATCTACATCTTTGTAAAATCCAGCTGTTCTGTTTTCAAGGCCCATCGTCCAGACTGGCTTGTGCGTTCCCATCATAATATCATGGGCAATACTTTTTGCCACTCCATCCACATAATCATCATCTAATACTATCGCACCTTTCTTAGAATTTAAAACTTCTTGGCGCCATTTATCTCTAAGATTAAAAGGCTTTATCCATCTTAAATGAATAATACTAGCATTGACGCCTTTTGCCGCCAACATCTTTTTCGCTTTGACTGCTTCAAATCTTGTTATAGAAATAGGAAATAAAACAATATCTGGATTTTGATGCAGGATATCCGGCATCTCTTCGGTATTTAAATAGCTACCTCTGTGTTCTGAAACATATAAAACGTCATCATTGCTCATAAAATAATCATATGCTTGTTGGTATTCATCAGGTGTCATTGGAGATACAATGCTAAGCCCTGGCATTCTGTAGTATAGTGAATGGTGGGATGATCCCGCAACAGGACCAATTGCCCCCTCCATGCCAATACCTCTGACCATAAGTGGGCACGGCGTTTTCCAAATTTCTTTTGATTTTGCTGCATAGTTTACAACACTTGGACAATTATACCAATTGAATCCTTGATAGCGTATAACATACATGGGCCTTCTACCGGCCAAAGCTGAGCCAACAACAATACCGCCGCCGGCAACGTCAGCCATAGAAAGCTCTACCATGCCGTCTTCTTCATATAACTCTGGTAAAGTACCTCCAACCCAGCCAACAGCAGTTAGGCATTGTCCAAAAGCTAAACCATTATGCTCAGTTAGATGTTTTCTAGTGATTTCTTTTATTGTATCTCTAACTGTCTTTGCCATGTTTCTTCTACCAATGTTTTAGTTTTTTCATTAATTTCAGCAGCTTCATCTCCTAGCTCTGACATTTCATACTTAAATCTATCAAAAATATCTGGGTTATCGCAACCAGCGCCGGCATGCCAATAAAGTCTATGTGTTTTAATGTTTAGCAATCTGGGTGATTCAATCAACCCGTCGCAATGATTTAGTATCTCCATGGGATCGTCATCAATATTGTACGCTTCCATTTGAAAAGCTTTTGCAACATCATCCATCTCCCAATTTCTTCTTACTTTTTTCTCAGTAAGAATTGATAAATTGTTATCTTCAACAACAAATAATATTGGTAAATGTTTTGTTGATGCCCAGCCCATAGCTCCTAAAACATAATCTTCTTCTGCGGATGCATCTCCCATCACTGTGATGGTTGGTTTTCTATTTGAGTAACACGAACCAACTGCAATTGGAACTTGGCTTCCCATCAGACCATCGTGACCAAACATATTAATTTCAGGACAATGAATGCTAGCAGAGCCGCCCATGCCATATGCACAGCCAGTTTTTCTTCCAAGCAGTTCGTCGATAAGTTTAATCATATCTCCACCAAAACACAAGTACCAAGAGTGTGCTCTATGTTGTGCAAATATATAAGGATCTACGCTAATAGTCTCAGATAAAGTTGCAGGAGTATATTCTTGACCAGCTGACATATAAGTTGGAAGTTGAATGTTTTTTTGCTTGATATTGTCGTATACGCAATTTTCAAAGTTTCTACACAAGGAAGCTTTTTTAAAAACGTCAAGTCTAAATTGCCTCTCGTTTAAAATAACTGCCTCCAGTCTGCAAAGCTTTTTCTATCAACTACAACAACATTATCAAGTTTGAGTGCCGGTACTATGTGATGCTCGGCATCATCAAAAAATACACACTCTCCAAACTTTTCTAAATGTTCTTCTTTTTTAACTGTCTTGTATTCTAAAAGCTTGTGAGAATTAAAATGATCGTAAATACCAAGCATTTTCATAAGAATAATAGATGGTTGCTTTTCGTAATCAACATCTAATAAAGCACCAGCGGATAAAAATCCGATTTGCTTTTCTTGACTTGATAAGTGTTCAAGCATTTCTCTTACACCTAGGTGTAGATATGCAGTTGCACCATTGCGATCTCTAATTGTATCATCATCAACATTTATAAATGGCGGCTCCATGTTTTTCAACCAAATTAAATCACCATATTCAGTTTCGCTAGTAATCAAAGTGCGATCAATATCAAAAATATATAAGTCTTTATTTTCAAGGACACCCATATCCCGTTCCTTTTGTGTTTTCTGCTGCAATAGAAAGCAGCACTATTTCATCTGTAATTTCAAAAACCCTTGCTAGTCTATTAAGGGTCGAGCCATCTAATACATCTCCCGGCTGAGCAATATAGCTATCGCCGCTTATAAGGCCACCGCGAAGAAAAACAAATATGTCGTTAGGGGGCCTGTCAAATAGCTTCTGCTTGTTTAAAATACTTTCTGCATACATTGTGCAGTCACAAAAATTATAAACATTACAGCTGCCTTTTTCAGGGTCTTTTACCCATAAGCAATCATCAGTTTTTCTTTGCTCTTTGTTCTTACCTTCGTATGGAGATAGTTTTCTTCCATAGCTATCCTCAAGTCTAACTAAGTCTTTTTTATCTTTTGGAGTTTCAATTTCAAATATATGGGCGCCTTGTTCAGATAAGCCCATAGTAGAATGAAACAGCCCTCGCCTAATCATAACCTTTTTAAGCGAAGACATTCTAATACTATTGTTGAGAAAAGATGTTTCAGCGCTACCCTTTAAAAGAACCAATCCAGTGTTCTTTTTTGGATGGCAGTGCATCGAGGTTTTTTGATCCTTGTCAATATGCAGATACCATAGGCCAACATGCTCGTTTTCATAAACAAGATATTCGTGACCCCAAGGTTTATTTACTACGACATCTGCGTATGACATATTTACTTTCTCTGATTGTAAACATCAATAGCAGACTTCATCCATTCTCCCATCCACTTATAGTGCGGAGAAGAAACTAAGTTGCCATCAACAACCGCAGGCGCATCAACATAAGTTGCTCCAGCATTGTTAATGTCGTCCTTAATACTATAATATCCAGAAACCTTTCGTCCATTAACAATATTAGAAGAAATTAATAATTGTGCACCATGACACGTGCTTGCAATAACCTTCTTCTTGCTATCCCAAGCATTAATAAACTTTAAAACATTGCTCTCTTGGCGTAGCTTTTCAAGTGCTTTTACTCCTCCTGGGACAACCATGATATCATAGCGTTCCAATAACTCATCAAACCTACTAGCATCATCTAATTCAGATGTTAGAAGACTGCTTTCCATATTTGTACCCATAATACCATGGATTCTACCGAGAGCGTTAGACATAATATCAACTTCAAATCCCTCTTCTAGAAGCCTGTAATACGGATAAATTACTTCGTGATCTTGGAACTTCTCCCAAGTAACAATAATTGCCTTCATTTTTACTCCTTATTCCAGCTAATTTCCCAATCTTGAAACTCTGCCGCTAGGCAGTCAATCTTGTAATCTTTTCTACCACCAGCCAATTCTTGAATTTTGTTCTTGGCTGTGTTGCGAATACCATTTAGACCATGTGTAAGTTCTAAATTGTTGCCGTCTTTAATGCCCTTACGATAATTTGACTCATTGTGCCAAATATGCAAGTTCATTTGTGACAAAACTACAATCGCTCTGACAGTATCAGCATCTAATATAACTTGTTTTTCTTGCAAAGTCAAGCCAATATCGTGAACAATGTCAGAAATTTCTTGTGCATACTCTTCTTTGTGCCCTGCAATAAACACTTCTTTAAGTTGTACAATCGATAATCGATCAATTAGCTCTGATAAAGTTGGTAAATATTTTCTAGTGTTTGAATTTGAACTCACTTTGTCCTTTCTCCATGTCTCTGTAAAGTTTTTCTGCTGTGTAAAGCTTCATTGCTTTATTATATGCATTATCAGTAATATGCTTATACTTGTCCCAATTGCTTGTAATCTCTCTTATCATGTGCTCTAATTCATTATTATTTTTGTAATAAATAAAATCTTTATCCGGCTCAAACCAGTAATCAAATATACGCCAAGGATCTTCTTTTAGCAAAACTAAAGTTTTATTAAAAATAGCCTCTATCGGCCTTGTTTTAATTTGCGGCATGATATATTGGTCTATGTGAGAAAATGCTTCGTTTTCATTCCACCTAGGTAGTGTTTTAGTTATATTTACTTCATCTTGTGTAAGATATAACTGATTAGAAGTAACCATTATTTTTGATTTACGTAACGATTTCCACATTTCGGTGCGGGGCGCGCCAAACGCCGTAACGTGTTGTTTCATTTCTCTTGTCATTCCATATCCGAGAGAATAAAAACTATGCTTAAATTTAGGTATTGTTTCAATTATATGTTTTACGTCAGCAGCTCCATTCGGAAGATTGCCCCAATAAATAACATCCATAGACTTTTCCGGATTTTCTTCAGCAGGACATGCCCATTTTTTATTATGTGGAAATATCGCTGGTCTATATCTGTCATATCCGTTTATTTCGTTCATCCATTTTGCACTATATGGGCAAGTAGAATAAACTTCATGAAAAACATCTCCAATTTTTAAACTATTAATTCGTTCATTATCATCAAGCGAATAAAACCCACAAGGCTGCTCTCCTTGATAAAAAATTCTTTTATGTTCTGCGTGTTGTTTGATTAAGTTTATGTTTCGACCAGACGCATATCCATAGAAAAAAGCCACATTTGAGCTTTCATCGCTAAATCTTTCGAAGTCCAAATATCTATAACCACAATCTGGGTATTCGCCGCTTTTGTCTCTTACTACTTTCATTTATAACCTCTTTTTGTCGCTTGAATTTAAATACCAATCAATAGTTTTTCTAAGACCTTCTCGCAACGATGTGCTTGGAACATAGCCCATATGCTTTTTAAATCTTTCCATGCAGTAAAATCTTCTTGCTTGACCATCAGGACGATCTGTATTCCATATAACTTGGCCATCATACTCAGTCAGTTCAACGATTGTTTCCACCAGTTCTTTAATTGATGTTTCTACGCCGGTACCAAGATTTAAAGGGCCGCTTTGATTGAATTTTTCAGCAACATCAAGTATTGCTTTAGCTGTATCTTCAACATATAAAAATTCTCTTGTAGCGCTTCCAGTTCCCCAAACCTCTACGATTGGAATATTTTCTTTTTTTGCTTGAAGAAACTTTCTAATAAGCGCCGGGACTACATGACTTTTTTCTAAATCAAAATTATCGTTAGGGCCATAAAGATTAGCCGGCAGCAGTATAGACGAATTAAAGCCATACTGGGCTCTATACGTCCAGGATTGAACAATCAGCATTTTTTTACCCATTGAGTATCCCATAGATTCTTCTTGGGGTAGTCCATTCCAAAAATCATTTTCAGTATACGGCACCTCTAGGTCAAGCGGATAGCCACAACCTGCGGCAAGTGCTACAATTTTTTTAACATTATAACGTCGAGCATAATCCATAACAAGAGTTCCCATCATTATGTTGTCATAAAAAAATGTGCCGGGTTCTGATTTGTTTGCAGCAATTCCTCCAACTTTACCAGCAAGATGAATAACCACTTCAGGTTTCAAATGTTTAAACATTAAATCCACCTGATGCTCTACGGTGAGATCATAGTCATATCTTGAAGGCGCATGAACAACGGCTTCTAAATCTTTCAACATTCGCACAACATGAGTGCCAACAAACCCATGACCGCCGGTTACTAGTACTATTTTATCTTTCCAAAATGTCATAATTAATCCTAATAATTTGCATACCAAGGAGATTCAATGATACTATAAGCTTTAATAAGCTGACGAATCCCATCATCCAAATCATACTTGCATTCAAACCCCTTATCATAAAATTTCTGGCTACTAACAATATAATCGCGGGTGTCTGGATCAGAGGTAAACTCTGCCTTTATAATCTCAAGCGGAACGTGTTCTTTAATTTTTTGAGCTAGCTGAAGCTTATTCATATTAATTGAGTCGTTACCTACATTATATGTTTCATTTTTACAATCTTCCCAATTGTCTATTACAAACATAAAGGCCCTACAGACATCTTGTAAGTGTACATAATTGCGCATAAACTCACACTCATAAAGCACCAAAACGCGATCGCGGAGGGCCTTAAGAACAAAATTATTAACCAATAAATCCGTGCGCATGCGCGAGCCAGGACCGAATACTGTGGCTAGTCTAAAAGTAACATGATTTTCGACGTTCTTAAATTCTTCCTCAGCTGCTACTTTAGTTTGACCATAAAGAGAAATTGGATTAAGTGGAGATTCTTCTGTACAAACAGAACCATCGACACTAACTCCATATCCAGAGTTTGTACAAGGATAAATTACCTTTTGTTCTGGTGTTTTGTTTTTAGCAATCCAAGCATTAACTCCGTGATTAATCTCTACCGCTCCTCTCTTATCTCTATCGCACAACGGAAAGCCCACAAGGGCGGCCAGAGGAATAATAACATCAGCTTTTGGAAGTTCCTCTTTCAAAATATCTAAATTAACAACATCGCCCTTTATAAAATTAAATTTCTCTTCAATAGCGTATCTTACCAACGATGTTGGATCATACATTAGATTATCTATTACAGTCACATTATGACCTGCTAATAGTAAGTGGTTGGTGAGTTCGCTGCCAATATAGCCAGCGCCACCCGTAATTAAAACGTTCATTTCATTCTTCCTCGTATATCATTATAGACTCTTTTTAATCCTTCTTGTAGGCTCGTCTTAGCTTCAAATCCAATTTCTTCTTTTGCTTTTGAACAATCACACCATTGGCCCCAGATTAATGTGTCTTTTGTTAAGTCATATTCTATGCTTATATCTTTTTTGGAAACCTCAACAACAGCTTTAGCTAAATCACCGATTGAAATTCTTTCTTGCTTGCCAACATTATATGGGCCAACTATTTCTTGTTCTTCCATCTTCTCAATCATAAGCTTTGTGCAATCTATAGCATCATCAATAAAACAATAGGAACGTGTTTCTTTACCCGTTCCCCAAATTCTAAAGGGAATCTCTGGATAATTTATAGCGCGATTAGTAAATACGGGAATACAAGAGCCTGTATCTAGATTATAGTCTTGGTTCTCGCCATAAATTCCAATGTATCTTGCAATTGCAACTCGCAAATTTGGATTTTCAACTCGTGCATATTCAATTTCTTTTTCAGATATAAGTTTTGCCCATCCGTAAGCAAGTTCTGACTCTGCAGGATATGCTTGTTGTTCAACAATAGCAGGAGAATCAGGTGTTCCTTGTAATTCCTTGGGATACACATGAGCACTGCTAGCATAAAAATATCTATTAATATTATTTTGAATAATTGCTTTTAAAACATTTGAATCCATAAGCATATTTTCACTCATGACGGTGTATGGTTTCGAAGTATAGAGACCAATACCGCCAACTTTTGATGCCATATGAATAACAATATCAAAGTTTTTTATGGTTTCGATACAAAAATCTAAATTTTTTAGGTCACCTTCAATTAATTCTATCGAGTCTATAATATCCAATATATATTCTCTTCTTCCTCTTTCAAAATTATCGATAATTGTAACATGCGCGCCATCATAAACTAAATCTTTACAAAGATTTGAACCAATAAAGCCAGCCCCACCGGTCACAAGCACACTTTTATCTTGCCAATAGCTCATACTAAAGTCCAACTCTCAGGGTAAAAACCTTTTCTATGTGTATACTCTGGCATATCTGGATGATAATGATTAGGAGCAACAACAATTTTATCTGGATTTTGATTTAGGTAAGCTGCCCACCAACCAAATGAGCTTATATGGCTTATAATATTATGATCGCAGCACATGATTAGTGAAAAATCATTCATTGTAGTGTTGTTTTTTGAAAAAATAAAATCTTTACCCTTGAGATTTTCTTTACACCAATCAATATCAGACGTATTATTGTCTCCAGAAAATCTTAAGCCTCCAGAAAATACCAAATATTTAACTTTTTTTCCTTCAAATTTTTGTAATGCAGAGTTCAAATATCTTCCATAAAAGCTATTGTTATCTAATTTGTTTGTTTTTCCATACATTTCATTTAATTCTTTACTGGGGTTTGAGCCATTTGTGTTGTCTCCGCGTCTTAAGTGAAGCGAAACAACTTCATACCCAGGAAATTTTTCTTTTATAGAAGCAATCGTCTTGCTTGCTTTTTCAATGTATTGTTTTTTAGGAGTTAATTCTTTTTTAATTTGAGTTTTATAGTCATCAAAATAATAAGTGCTTTGAAAAAAACCATGCAGGTTTGTACCATCTTGTAAATTAAAAAAGTTTTTATCGAATTCCATATGGCTTGGTTCTTTGTATTGTTTTAAATGTTTTAAAATTGATTCATTTCTAATGTCAATATAATCACATTCAATATTAAATTCTCCTAGTAGGCAATTTTGGCCATGCCAATTTCTATTGTCTGGATCAGGAATAGCAACATTATAACCATTACGCAAAGCTAACGATTTCAAAGCGCTATACTGAAAAAGTTGATTACCCAGGCGACCAAGTTTTCCTAATTCTAAAAAAGTAATCATTATGTATTCCTTAAAACAATTACTGGTTGATAGGGTGACTCTCTAATCGTGTTGTAGTTGTTGGTGAATGACTCTTTAGCAAAACCATATTTGGCAACAGATTCCCATCCTTCTATCAATAAAGGAAATCTTTTTTCTCCATATACCCTATGGACGTTAAAACAAACTTTATCTCGACCTACGGGAACAGCCAAATACATTAATCCATCTTTTTTTAATAAATTTTTCATGTTCTGCATTGCCTCAAGATCTCCATTTGGATTAAGAGGATCACCATACCTACCTAATCCATCATGCTCATAAGAAGAAATTGATAAACAAGCGTCGAACAAGACATCACCTTCATTTTCAGGTTTTACATATTCAATATCAGGGTGAAAACTTTGCCTATCAGAATATTCAATAACGGTGCATTTTTTAGCACCAAATACAATTGCCATTGCTTCATACCATGGATAAGCTGAGCCGGCTATACAAACATGCTTTCCTTTAATAGGATAAGCGTTTAATGCTTCGTATAGCCATAAGTCTGTATGTTGATAATAATTTACCTCTCTTTTGTTGATTCTTTCCACACATTTATCAAACTCTTCTTGCGTAAAATTTGCGTTTATCATATCTTGAATTTCATCACTACAATCGTTACGATAGTTATACAGGACTGAGATCTCACCATCCATTGAGTATGCATCATAAAGTTCTCCTGGGATTCCTTCAGGCGCTTTCATTTTATTACCTCCACGTCTTTAAACAAATCAAACTCTCTTAAATCTCTATAAAAAGGTTCTTCTGGTAAATCTTCCATATACTCAGGATAGTTTTGCATGAGCATTAAGCCTCTGGCAGCTTGCTCGGGACTCATATAGGCATTCCAACCATTAATTTGAATATTATCTTCGTGATACATTACCTCGCCACGACCTTCGTAGCGGCCTTTTCTAAACCACTTAGCAGCCTCTTCATCGTCAGTTAAAATCATACCCCCCTTACCTATCTTCAAATGTTTTTTGATGTGAAAGGAAAGGCACATAAAGCTTTCTGGGATATACATATTGCTTGTTAGACGCTTGGCTGCGTCATAAATTGGGTAAGGCTCAAGTTGGTAGATACCTTTCCATCTATAATCGCGAAACTTAAGTGTTCCGCCAGCATGCAAAATTGATTGTGGAACTGATAGATATGTTCTCGCTGGAATGATTACCTCTTGAACGTTAAGATATTCGCAGCATAATAGCAAAGCATCTGTACAATTATCTGTTGAAACTGCGTATTTTGAGCCGCAATAATCAGCTACGGTTTCTTCAAACATCTTTACAATTTTATATGGGTTATGTCTCATTTATTTATAAAACCTAAAACTTGATTAAAGTGCGAAATTCTATTTGTAACAGATGGATGAATGTTGTTTTTGTCGTATAAGCAACAATTAAAACCTACTTTTTGCCCAGGAACATAATCCAGCACATAACTATCGCCGATATATAGTGTCTTTTTTGGATCCAACTTATTGTTTTTTATCACATATTCGTAAAATTTGATATCTGGCTTTTCTAATCCGATGCATTGTGAAACTTCTAAAAAATCAAGATTGTTTACAAGATCTAATTTGGCAGCTAACTTTTCTTTGAGAGTTGTATCGAAATTAGATGCTACTCCCACAGTATAACCCATTTTTCTTAGTTGTTTAATTGTATCCATTGCCCCATCGTGCAAAATCCATTCTTTATATATTTTATCAAAATAATCATATAGTGCAACACAATTTCTGTTTGTGTAATCAATTTCTAAAGCAGCTAAAAGAGCTTTATTATATTTTGTTTGAAAAAAATTCTTTTTTGATTCTTTATCTACAATTTCAAAACAGCTATAATGGCATTGATCGTCTGCTATCTTTAGTGCGTCGACAATTTTACTTTTGCTAATATTAATATCTTTTTCTGTTAAAAAATTATAAATAACATCTTCTCTCTTTGGATTCAAATAAGCTAACGTATTTACAAAATCAAATACAACAGTATTAATCATTTTTACTCCTTGCTAAAAGATTGTTTCTCTGCTCTTCAGTTGCATAAATTTCTTCAAAGTATCTCATAACATAAAATTTATTACCATGCAAGTGAGGAACGATATTTTCTTTTAATACCAGTTCTCTTACAGCCATTTCTGGAGCATTAAAAACATTACTAATAATTCCAGTTGTGCCTGAGAATCTACCATTTAATTCAAAGGGGCAAACTTTGCCGTTTTTTAATCTAAACTGAATATTCAAATATTTCATTTGAACATGCTTGGCAATTGTTGCAATTTCTTCTTCTAATTGTAAATTTAATATTCTTTCAGCAGTATATGTGGATCCATCTTTAAGTGTTCTTTTTAAGACACAAACCCCTTTGATTTTATTATCGTCCCCAAGATATACGCCAGCAGTGTATTCATCTCCCTCAAGATATTCTTGAATAATGTAATCTTTATTGTTTAAAAAAGGTTTTATCTGCTCTTTGTTTTGGATTAGATGAATATCTTTTGACCCACACCCTTCTCTTGATTTGATAATGACAGGAAATTTATTGTGCTCAATAGTAGCCACCAAATCTGTTTCAGGATATGG